ATGCCAGACCCGCGATACCTCACATGGAACGACAAGTGGCTCATCACCACCGACATGATCAACTGCTCGGAGTGCTGGGCAGCCCAGTTCATGTCGCAGCGTGACAAGGACTTCGAGCACGCGTCGATCTGCCCACGGCGTGGCCCGGGCCAGCGGCCGTACATGGAGCTGTTGGAAATGCTCAAGGCCATCCAAGACGATCTGCCGGAGGATACCGTCCGGGAGTCTGAGCACCGCCCATCCAAGCCGACTTGAGAAACCACGGCCACTCGAATACTGTACGCCCATACAGTATAGATCGAGCAGTAGCATGGAAATCGACGACAGCGACTTCGGGTGCCTGGGCATCCCTTCCCCTCTGGAAATGTACCAGCAGCAGTGCGTGCTGCTCGCGACCGAGATCGAGGAGCTCCAGGTGGACCTGCGCCAGTGCCGGGCCAATATCGCCAAGCTGGTGACCATCAACGCCCAGGTGTCGGCGGAGCGGGACAGCGTGAAGCACGAACTGGCCTGCACCAAGAGGATGCTGTCTGATGCCTACCTGAGGCTTTCGACAGTCGAGAACACATTGGTCGGGTACCGGAGCTGGCAGGCCAGACTCGCTGCCAATGAAGCGGCGAAACCGCCCGCAGACCACTGACAAGGAGTTGGCTATGGCCTTCGAAAACATGATCCTTCCCCCTGCCATCCTCGCCGTGAGCCAGCGCCTGCTTGCCGCGATCGAGGAAGCGGCAACCCCGAACTACACCGTAAAGGCCGGTGCTCTTGCTGAGGGCTTCGTCCTTGGGTTGGAAACAGCGCGCACTCTGGAAGCTGCGCGGATCGAGGCGTTGTACATCCTGTTCGACGAGGCCACGGAACAGCGGCTGAGGGATATGGCGCAGGCGGGAAAATAGCCTACAGCGCGGCGATGTACTGCCTGACCGGTATCGCCAGCGTGTCATACCCCAGCTCCGTGCCGTGCGCCCCATCGATTGTCAGATTGGCCTGCACCAGCGTTTGCCCGTTTCCGTCCTGCCCAGCGGTGCCGTTGTAAGCCGCCGCGTAACCCGCGATGCAAGTGGTACCCGTCAAAGTCGTCATCCAGGCGTTGAGGTCGCGGCGCAACTGATCGCCGGCCGCCGTCGCCCGGAACACCGGATTGCACGGCAGCGCCTCCAACAGCAAAAGCTTGGACGCCTGACTGGACGTCAGCTTCGCCGCCAGCACACGATTCAGCCCGGTATAGAGGTTGGCGTAGGCAGTGGCATTCATCCCGCCCGCTGGAACGTCATTGATCGAGTACGGTGAGTAGATCACCGCTGTTGGGCTGATCTGCGGCGTGTAGGAGCTGATGCACTGGCTGTAGACCAGCGGCGCCTGGCCAGATTGCCCGGCGTTGAAGTGCTCAATGGGGTTGGTGGGCGTCGACAGCAGCAGGCACGCGCGCCCGACAGCCCCGAGGCAGTACTGCCCCGCTCCCTGGCCGTAGCCTTCCTCAATGGAGTCGCCTGTACTCAGGACCTGCTGCCCCGCGTTGAGGGTGACGTACTGCACAGCGGGGATCATCGTGAACAAATCAACGCACACGTTGCTGGTATAGGCCGATGGTGTGGTGACGCCAAGCACCGCCTGCGTCGACGAGCGCATCTGCCGCTTCGAGGTCGTGCCGCGCCAGTTGTAGCTCCCGTTCTGCGGCACGCTCACGTCTGAGCCTGATGGATATTCAGCCCGCACCGTGATGGTCGGAAGGATCCCTCCATCTGCTCGAGTGAGCGACTTGACCGGAATCAGGTCCGACCAGGTAAACGATGGGACGTTGGTGCTGACCCGAGGCGTGAGGGTGACCGAGGCGGCGCCGCCAAACGTCAGGTTGATCAGCGAGCCACCGGCAGGAATTACGTCGATCGCCGCCGCGCTCGCGTTGAAGCCCGTCCCTGCACTGATCGCACACTTCACGTTCGGGACGGCGTTCGCGCTGATGTTTGGGATGCCAATGCGGATACCCAGGTACCCAGTCATCAACTCCATCTGGACGTTGCAGGTATAGTCAGCGCCAGGGCTATAGGCTGTGAGCCGGCCGAACAGATTGCAGGTCAGGGTGTTGGTGCGGAGCTTGGATACTGCGGCTTGGCCGCCGACAAGCAGGCTCATTGCGAAATCTCGAATGCGGCGCCATTCGAAGGCACGAACCGGGTTGCAGAATTGAACAGGTCCATCGGGTAGCCGCCGTCGGCGCTGAACGTATCAGTGGTTACCCAGTCGGTGCCGACCAGTTTCTGCACGGCGAGCGAGCCGCCATTGGCCTTGAGGACCACCAGTTTGCGTCCGTAGCTATTTTCCAGTGTGAAGGTTGCTGTGATCATTTATCCCCCAGATCGGCAAATGCCGTAAGCGCCGACCCCGAAGGGCCGGCAAGTTGATGGATCAGGCAGTCGGTGCGGCGGCGCCCAGCGCTTCCTGGGTGGCGGTCAGGACTGCTTCGGCCTCGGCCAGCTTGGCGGTCAGGTCGTCGCTGTCGGTCACGCCGAAGATGGTCTTCACCTTCTCGGCGAAGGCTACAACGGTGTTCAGGATGGTCAGGGCTTCGCTGATTTTGCTGATGATGCTCATGGGTGTTTCTCCAGTTGGGTACAGCGGATTCGGGCTAGAACGCCCAGTTGAGGGAAATCAGGAACTGGCCGGCGCCGGTGGCGAACCAGGCCTTGCCGGTGACCGCCACGGGCGTGCCCCAGGCGTCGACGTTGAACCGGCAGTAGAGATCGGGCAGGCCGTTGTCAGCCGTGAACGCCGCCCAGCTTGTAAGCAGACTCATAGAGCAGCACTTCCTGCGGGGTCATGTATTCCCAGGCGAAGTCCTCGCGCTTGGGGCCGCCGGTGCAGGCCCGGTACCGGCTTGAGCCGCCTACGCGGACGCCGGCATAGATCAGATTTGCTCGCACGGGATCGCAGCCGGTGACCAGCAGCATTTCCTTGAGCAGTGCGTCGCACTCGGCGCGGGGCAGCGACTGGGAGCAGTAGAGCCAGTCATGCATGACGCCAGGGATGCGGGAATCGATTGAGTTGAAGATCGGCTCGGCGAGCCAGGGAATCGATGCGAGGTCGGTGATGAAGTGTTTCGGGCAGAAATGCTGCTTGCTGGCCTTGTCCGTGTAGACCAGGTCATCGAGCAACGCCCACTCGCCAACCTTGTAGGGAAGCAGCGGCGGGACCATCGAGAACTGACCCGGGCTCGCGCCGACGTAGAGCAACCCGGTTACCAGCGCGCCCATGCCTCCTCCCAATTCGGCAGGTCGACGGTCTGGCCGGCGAGGCTATGCGTGGAGTCGCCCAAATACTGAATCCGCCCGTCAGTCACGAATGAATGACACACCAGTGGTCTCGGCTCGACCTGCCCGCCGACCATCAGCTTCGCGTGCTCATCTTCTGTCAGGTGCTGGACGCCCCGGCATAGAACGCTGGGCGCGAATGTCGGCGCGTCGGCATTGCCGTTGTAGGCCCAATTTGGTCCGGGCGTGTCCGGCGAGTTGACCTTGATGCTGTGCGGTCCGGCGCAACCCGGGCAGAAGAACCAGATCGAGCCATCCGCAGCCTGGCCAACGCAGCGGCCTATGGTTTTGATAGTCATGGCACGTCCTTGAAGAAAATGTGCTGGCCGATGACCACGGTCTTCTTCGCGGCACCAGTCCAGCCAGGCGGGCGCGGCATGGTGGCGGCGTAGTAATGAGTCGCGCCGCCAGTGGGATCGGCCATGGTGCCGTCGATCACCGCAGTAGTCGCGGCCTGGCACTTGGCGAGCTCGGCTTTCGGGATAGGCTTGGCGCCGCTCAGGTACGGATAGTTCGGGTCGTTCTTGTTCCAGCAGCTGAACTGGTAAGGCGCCTGGCACACGCCGGCGTAGCCCTCGCCCCACCACGACTTATCCTTGCCGTCGTTCACGCGGTTGCGGATCGTCCAGCCGACGGCAATCATGCCAGCCACCCCTTCGCCCCGGGCTTCGCCGTAGATGGTGCGCGCGAGCACGTCGCGGTCTTTGTCAGTAACGGTCATGCTTTACTCCGGGCAATAAAAAACCCGCTCGAGGCGGGCATGTGGGTTCTGCTATGTCAGCGACTACGGCCAGCCATCGGCCAGCATGGTGTCGGTATAGGCTCCGTCAGCCAGGGCGGCGAGCAACACGGCCTCGCGGCTGTAGCAGGCCTGCACGTAATCGCCGACAGCATCGGCAATGGCGATCAGCTGCGTGGCGTTCAGCTCTACATAAGTGCCGTCCGACTGCTTCCAATCGACGCTGTAGCTCGGGTCGCGCTCGGCGCGGATAGCAGCCCCGGTCAGTTTCATTTGCGTGGTGCGATCGGTGAAGACGGCCACGCCGCTGACGGTGGTGCCGGCCGTTTCATGGTCGTAGCGTGCGGAGGCAATGGCTTCGATGGTGGCCTGCTTGGCCCCCGCCGCTTTGGTTGCCGCAGTACTCAGGCTCGACCAGTTGATATTTCCGCTCATGCTTCGGGCTCCACGGCAGGCTCAGGGATTGGCAGCGGTTGTGGCAGCGCCACCGGGCCATCGGCGGTGATCAGCAGCGGTACCGGGAAGGCCTGCGCCTGGCTGTAGTTCACAGGCAGCGGGAGGATCAGCGTCAGCTCAAGGTCGCCATCGGCCTTATGCACGTCGCCGGCGAACCATTGAGAATTGATTGCGCTGGCCGGGAGTGTGTCGCCGTCGGCCATCTGAGCGAAGTCGAAGGGCTCGCCGTTGACGGTCAGCACCGCGCCAGCCACGGACAGTTCAAGCGTATCGTCGCGGCGCATCGGCGAAAGATTGATTTTCATTAAAACCACCGTCCAATTGCAATATAGGCAACTTGAGCACCAGCGTTGCCGGTAACGCTCATAAGCCTTGAAGTGCAGCTTGCAGTCCCTGGAGTCGCATCAGATGCGACCCAGCAGAATGTATTCACAACAGAGTTCACCGAAAACGCAACCTTCGGCGCAGCAGCAAAAGCGGCTGGGTAGGTTTGATATGGGTTGGTCGGGGAGAAGTAGAGAGGGATGTTTGCGGCGACTTGGGTAGTGGTCGTCTGATTGACTCCGACGCCGGTGCAGATCATCGTGCCGTCTGCAAACTTCACGTACTCGCCGTTAGCGTTACTGCCCCGCTCGATAATCGCCCCAGTGGGCACTCCGGAAGCCTGCGATACGGCGCCCAGGATGTTCGCACGAACGTATGGCTGACTTGTTCCTCCGCTACCCCCTTGCGCCACGCTGAGCGGTGTAGTCAGCCCAAGTAGCGCCTTGATGTCGCTGTTCTGGCCGCTCTTGGCATAGTCAGTCAGCGTGGCCAAGGCCATCTGATCCCCAGCGGTGAAGTAGGGGAATTTCCCGGCGGTGCCGGTAACGCCCGCCAGCGCATTAATCGACGCAGCAGCAGCCAGCGTGCCGAACTTGTTCACCAGCGTGCGCAGCTGATCGGCCGAATCCTTCACGTAGCCCTGCATGGGTGCCAGCGCATAGGCCCCACCGCTGACCGTCGCCCCCTGATACGCCGGCAGGATGGAAAGTGCGGTATCGCTCGCGATGTTGGCGACCTCATACCAGCGGCCGTCCGGGCCGAGGAAAGCATCGCCCACCCGGGCATTCGCCACGAAGCCAGTGCCGGTGCCGGTCACCGTTGTAGAATTGAGCGTGCAGCTCACAGAGCCAGATCGCAGCCAAGGCATGCATTATCTCCAGACGTAAAAAAGCCCGCGCGCGACGGGCTGGGAGTATTTCATGGGCTATACGACTTTCTTAGCGAAGATCGTGGACAGCCAGAAGTTATACGGGTTGGATAAAGCGCCCGTCATTGCACGCAAGGTGTTGGCACTAAAATCCCAAAACAAGGATACCTGGCGTCCCGTTGAGTTCCCGCCAACCAAGTACATACTGAAGTTGCTCGCCAGAACAAATTCATTCGTGGCCGGCAATCCATCGATAACCTTGTACCAATTACGATAGAGTCCCTGCGGATCGTTATCAGTCCGTTCGTATGTCCAGGTCTGGAATGACCGGGTGAACAACGCGGACGGAGTGCCGGAGTCGTACAATAACTTCCCGGATGCATCCCAAGTACGCATCCCGAAAGTCGCTGTCGCGGTTGCCGCAAACGCTGCCGCGAAGTACTCGCCGTTCGGTGTCGACGCTGTCGATCCGATGCCCTGGCCGTAAAAGTAGAAGCCAGTCCAGTTTCCGGCGCTGCCGGTTGCCCTGAATAGCGTGAGGCCGCCGAGACCGGTCGCATCCGGTTTGATGAAGACCAGCGGGGGCTCCTGAGTGGTGATCGGCGCCGGAAAGGTAACGGTAGTGCCCCGTCCGGAATCCGAGTTCGGGGTGTAGCGCCCCGAGCACAACACGGACAACCGAGCATATTCCGAGTCGAGCACAACCGTATTGCTGCCGTTGGTGAACTGCACGCCAAAAGTCATTACGAGAACCTCATGACGATCAGGCGCATAGACGCCACCGCCGATGTGGCAGTGCCGGCAAAGCCCCGGATGTAGTTGTAGACGCGCACTGCATCGTTTATCACCTCTGTTTCATACTGGGTGTTCGACGTCGTGAAGGTGCCCACGGGGAGCACTATTGCAGCACCGTTGGAAGCGGTCAGCCCTGGGACCGAAAACGTCTGATAGGTCTGGGTGCCAGGTGTGATGCTGACAACCTGGGATAGCACGACCCGCATGGTGAAAGAGGTTTCATCCATCACTAGGACGCCATTGGCGTCCCATATTCGAACACCGAAACTCATACAGACAGGTCTCCCCACTGATATCGCTTCATGCCAGCAGCATCAAAGACCTTGCCACCGGCATTGGTGATGGTCTGGCGTCCGCCGCCGGAGTTTCCGTTGATCTCGAACGTGCCATCCTTCCAGAGCTTCCAGCCCGTGGATCCTGCCACATAGTTCGTGGACTGCACGTTGTCACCGACCTTCAGGAAGCTGATCGATGCGTCCTGGATGATCGCGGAGTTTATGAACACCTGGCCGCCCTGCACCGCGAATGGGCTGGTAAGTGTTCCATCCACATTGTTGACCACCGCGAACCGATCTGCCGAGACCAGGAACTGACTCTGCAGCCCGGCAGCGGTGTTCTCGATGCCCAGACCAATCCCGGCAGCAACGTACTGCCCCTGCGAGTTGACCTGTAGCTTTACCGACCACATGGCCGATGCCTTGCCGCTTAGGTCGGCTACTGCCTGGCTGGTGGTCTGCACGGCTGCGGTGTTCGCGCCAACAGACGCCTGCAAGGTATCCGTTACCTGCACCAGCGCCTGATCCTGAGTTGCCCTCACCACCACCTCTTTCGAGTAGGTCGCCTGGGTGTCCCAAAGCTTCAGCGCGCCTTGCAGGTCGCCTTCCCCATCATCGTCCCTGTATGCGGCACGCAACACTTGCACGCTTGAGGCCTGGGCCGTGACGACGCCGTCGAGTTCGGTGATATCGGCCGTGTTCTCCTGCACCTGGAGCGCCAAGGCGTTCGCGGTGTTGAGGATTTGGCCGACGTCCTTCCAGTAGGTCGCGCTGGGTGGCGCGTTGCTGCCGTCCTCGGCCGCTGGCACTGCGGCGATGGCCTGATACAGCCGGTCGCCCTGATACACAACTGCCCCGCTCGCGTAGGCGTCGGTCGCCACATACATCAGCGGGTTCGACAGGTCGTCGATTTGATCCTGCAGGCCGGGAATCAGGTTGATCTCGTCGAGCAGGTCCTGACCCAGCTCCGTTTTGCCAATCTCGCCGGCGATCTGGGCGAGGATCAGCGTGGCATCCGTGCTCGCGATGCCCTGCACGCCATTGCCCGTCGGGTAGAACGGCCCGAGGTTACCGATCTTGTCGACCAGGCGCGCCCAGAAGTAGAACGTGGCCCCGGCCTGCAGGTTCTGCAGCACATAGTCGCGCTGCGGGTAGGCCAGGTCGCTGAGCTTCGACGAGGCGGCAAGGCTTGGCGTGGTGCCGTACCAGATCTCGGTCCGCTGGGTGTCCTCGGCTCCGGCCGGAAAGGTCCAGGCCAGGGCGATGCCGAACAACTGGCTCGAAGCCGTGAGCGTGGTCACCGCCGGCGGCGTGCCGGTCTTGCCTTGCAGGTCGGTCGCAGGCGAATACGCCCACAACGAGCTGTTGCCGGTCACGCCAACCGCCGAGACGCGCGCGGTGTAGGTGTCGGTGTAAATCCCGGCGACTTCGAGCGATGCGGTGTAGGTCACCCCGGCATTGATCCAATCGCTAGAGCCGCGGCGCCACCAGACGTTGTAATAGACGGCGCCGGCCGGGGCATCCCATGTGATACGCATGGTCGCGACGTTGACGCCCTGCTTCACCGCGTCATAGGTGGCCAGCGCAACATTCGTTGGGATCGCCTGCACTGCGCTCGGCAGTACCGAGGTCGGCGGCCGAACGATCTGCGCGCCGTTGTCGATTGCTGCGAATTTGCTCGCGTTGTGCTGAACCGCGACGACGTCGTACTGCAGCTTGTCGTCGCCGAAGTTCTCGGCCACGGTCAGGATGCGGTAAGTCTCAGCCACCAGTTCGGCTGTTTCGATCGCGTAGATCGACTGGGCGGTCGGTGCCACGCTGAATGCCTGGCTCACTGTGACCACGCGGCCGGTGAAGCCCTGGATAACTCGAGTCTCGGCGGTACCGGTTGGCAGGATCACCACCAGGGTATCGCCAGCAGCTGCAACGATGTCGTTGTCCAGCGTCACAGCTGTGGTGGTCGCCGACTTGATGCGGCCGGCCATGGGCTTGCCGCCAAAGAACTCGTCAGCAACGCGGATCAATTGCCCGGGGCGCGCGATGGTGCCGTCGAGGCCCACGCTGAAGCTGATTGTGTCGGTTTCCAGTTGGTTCGTCAGCAGGGTGTACTGGCCAAGGCGCTGGGCCTGGCCCTGCGAGGTGCACGCGAAGGCCGTGATCTCGGTTTCCCGCACACCGTAGCGCGCCAGCGCCTCCTGGCGGGTGACGTACTCGGTGCGCACGTTGCCGAAGTTCTCGGTATCCGACCATGACACCTTGCACACGCTGTAACGGGTGGTGCCGCTCGATGCCGCGCGGCTGAATTTGCCGCTGATGACGTTGGCATTCGTGTAGGTGTAGACCGGGTCGCTCGGCATATCGGCCGAGACCATGACCTCGGTGCCGGCGTAGTAGCTCATGCCCCGGAAGACGCTGGCCAGATCCTGCAGCACCTGGAGTGCGTTGGCGCGGCTCTGGAGGTACAGGTTGCAGGTGAACCGAGGCTCGGTACCGCCCTGCCCATCGTCGACCAGCGCGTCACAGTACTGCGCGATCTGGTACAGGCCCCACTTGTCGACCTGGGCGTCCTTGATCACCTGACCCAGGCCATAGCGATCGTTGAGGATCAGGTCGCGATAGACCCACGCAGGGTTATCGGTCCAGGCCAGCTTGAACGTGCCGTCCCATGTGCTGGAGTAGGCTCGAGTCGACGGCTCGTAGTTGGCGGGCACCTGAATGATGCGTCCACGGATGCGGAAGGCCCGCTCCGGGATCGACGAGAACTGGCTGGCATCGATCTTGGTTCCAACCAGCGCGGTGTAGGGGTACTGCAGCTTGGCGTCGATGACCTCGGTGTAACCGACGATCGAGGTGGTGGCCTGGATGTTGGTCTGGCTGTCTGGGGTCAGGCGGCGTACGCGGACGCGCCAGCCGCCCGAGGATATAGGCAAGTCGATGCGGTGGCTGCGCTGGTAGCCATCCGTGGTTTTGCCGTCGAACGCCTGACTGATCACGGTCACGTAGTCGCCGTTATTGGTCGACAGGTCGATGGCGTAATTTACGATCGAGCCCACGGTATCGCCGTCGGTCTCGGTCTTGTAGAGCACCGACAGGCCCAGGCGGATGCGTACGGCGGAAAGCTGGGTGTTGCTGATGGCTTGGGTCCAGGCTTGCGCGGCGGTCAGCGCGATGCCGACAGCGGTCTCGGCCTCGACGGCCGGGAAGCCCGCGATGTAGTCCTGATCCGCCTCGCCAGTCCGCTGCTCCCAGGTCACGCCTGTGAAGTTCAGGCTGCCGTCCGGGTTGCCCAGTGGAGTCTGGTCGAAGTAGATCGACTGGGCGCCGTTCTTCAGGCCAACGATGGGGCCCTCGCTGATCGCATCCAGGATGTTCGCATAGCTGGTGTTGATCAGGCTGTCTGGACTTTCTACAGGCGTGTGGCTGCTTTCGCTGCCTTTGGAGCCGCGAATCGCGAGTGCAGACATGGGTCACCTATTGTTCGTCTTCAGCGATGACGCTGAGGGATGCGAGAGCGGATCCTACGGTCATCTCGCCGTAGCAAAGCGGGACCGGGTTGCCTTGGGTGGTGGTGTTTTTTACACCTGAAAAATTGTAACTGGGCTGGTTGTCGGCGGCCTCTGAAGAGCTCAGCCCCTTAGGCGTGCCGGCGATCATCTGAGCCACGCCGCCCAGGGCAAGCGAGATGCCCACTGTACCTGCGACCGTCCAGGCTGCCGAGGCCGTCCCGAATAGTGTGCCAGCGCCAGCTGCGCCGGCAGCCAAGCCGCCGGTAAAAAAACTGGCCGCCGCAATCAGCGCAATGCCAAGCACCACCTGAAGCCCACCGCCTTTACTGCCCTGTACAACGGGAGCGATTCGGATGTCGTTGTGGCTGGGCGGATCGCCCAGCTCGTCCTTTCCCAGGTTGCGCTTCCCATAGAAGACCGCGAAGGCCAGCCCCATGTCCTTCGATTCCGCCATGAACCGATTGAAGCCTTCATGAAGGACGCCCAGGGCGCGCACCGCCTCGGCCGCAGAATTTACGGCCAGGTGATGCACGCGCCCGAACCGTATGCCGAGCTTGCCATAGAGGCGGATGGTGCGGATTCGATGTGACATGGCTTTCTCCGGGCGTAAAAAAACCCGCCGGGGCGGGTTTGGTTGGAAACCATGATTAATGGCAGCTAGCCATACGATCAAAATAATAAAAGACCTCAGCATCTTGCTTGCCGTCTTTATCGGTGTACGAAATTTCTACAGTTTCAACTCTGCTTCCGAGGCTTGCATCGGACTTTTGCCACGCTATCTTCTCGGGAGCCCTTTCCGACGCGTGATCCAATCCAAACTTTTCAATCAGCCGATCGGGATAATTGTCCGGGTGATTCCGCAGATCAGAAAAGTGTCCAGACACACCGCAAAGACCCGAAGACTCACCTATGAGGTAGGTGTAGCTGTCTGCTTTTGAGCTGTTATCAGGCGCGCCCGCCCCCATATACATGCGCCCAGAAACTTGTCTAAGGTCAGAGAATTTCGACAATTGCTTCAGGCTCAGCCCGCCATCCGTTCCATATGGACCGCTCCACGGGCCGGCGCCGTCGCATCCAGATAGCGATAGGAAAAAACCTGCGGCAAAAACTACTGCTCTCATGAGCCCCCTCCCCTTGAAAAAAGAGGAATGTATCATCTACGGGAAGAAGGAATAAACGCCCTCTCACAAGCCTATTGGCCCAACGTGGTTCGTGCCTACACATCCACCATGCTAATCGCCCTGGTCATCCACGCCTCGCTCGAACTCATCAATGGCAGCATAAAAGGCATGCTTAGAGGCTCGGAAGTATTCGCCGAAACAGTGCCCATCCTGGCCATAAACGATATCCAAACCTTCCATCAGCTTTGACTTCTGCGCATAAGGTGCATCCATCGCGGCAATGGTTTTGACATAAAGGAGATAGCGTAGGTAATCCCCTCCGTCTTGCGGGATTGGACCTATTTCGGAAGCCATCAAGCCTTGATGCTCTGGCAAATTCAGCCCCATGGATTTGAAGCTTTTGGTTCTCGGCACCCATATCCCCTGCCAGGGATCGCTCGCGATTATCGGCAAGGATTCAATGGCGAGGCTTTCTATCCTGCCATGCTGTTGTAGAACGGCCAGGCTATTACGAGCCTGCATGGTGGCTGAGTACTGCCAGCCGATAACCAGCCCGTTCGCGTCGAGATGGCGCTCATAAGGAAGTCTGGAAAAGCGATCCTCGAATGGAGAATACGAGCTTACGGTTTGGAGGCGATGCCCTGACGGACCTATTCGCCCGGAATCATTGATGGTGATAATGATCTTCTCTGGGCCCGACCATGGTGAAACTGTGTCGGGTGCAAAGAGCGTCCTTAGGTAGGTCTCATCTTCACCAGAGAACCGCATGGCGGAGCGTAGATACAGCATCGCCCCACCCTTTGTTACGTTATTCAGCGCAGCCGAACCATACTTCGAAATCGCCGCTTCGATCTGCCGTTTATCGTCAGCGGTCAGCCTATAGCAGGAACGATCTGGCGGATCGACGGTGTCATGAGGATTTAGGAGGTAGGCCTGCACGGCCTGGAGTAGGTTCACATCGCGAGCATCCATGTTCATATGGATGCAAATCTACCATCAGAATCCGATGGCGCAAAACACCAGCACGAAAGCCCCGCCGGGGCGGGGTAAGTCAAAATTGCAACACTGCAATGCTCCCTCGTAGAAGGAGCATTACGCTGTTTTCAGCCCATACCTTGGCATGCCTGACCTGGCCCCGCCTCGACCCGTCGTACCATGGCCCGCCGAAGTATCCCATCGATGGCTTACGCCACCGCTCAACCACCTCGATAGAAGTGGCTGAACGCTGTTTTCAGCCCCTGCCCTACCTAGCCTGACCTGAGCTCAACTCGTCGCGCCACGCCACAAGCGGCTTCTGCCACCGCAATGCCGACTGAAATCAATCGGCATTACGCTGTTTTCAGCCCTTGCCTTAGCCAGCCGTGCCAAACCTCGCCTTGCCTGGCCGCACCTTGCCGTGCCGCACCGGTTGATGCTTTCGCACCGCAATGCCCTCTTCTCCAAAAGGGCATGACGCTGCATTAGTTGAGGGTATTTCGCGCCATCCCCTGCAAGATGCTGAACTTGCCCAAGGCATCCACGTTCGCCCTGCGCTGGTCATCGCTCAGCTCAGTGATCCGCAGATTCCGCAGCTTGTGGCCTGCGTTGCGGAATACACGCTTCACGTCCTTACCCATTTCCGTGACAGCGAACTCAGTCTGTTCGTGCGGGGGAACCCAGCGGTAGCCCCTCCCCCGCACCGACTGCAGACAGACCTGATGCAGTTTCAACAGATCAGACTTGAACGCCTCGACGTTGGCCAGCCATTCGAACTGTCGCTCTCGGAACTGATCGACGGTCATCGACTTGGATTCAACCATCGTCGGCATCCCGAACCTTGACTCGAGCCATTCATGCCCGACCAGGTCGCCATACGCGAATTCCTTGAGGAAGTCATCGACGGCTTGGCGGTACGCTGGAAACTTCCCGACCTCAGACATAAGTCACCTCGAAGCGGCCGAATCGTGGACGGTACTCGCAGACGCCTATCAGCTTTCCGGAGTCCTCGATGGCCTTTTTCGCCTCCATCAGGTCGATCACATCCGTATTGATGGCCACCTCCAGCTCGGCCGCCCAGTCTAGGAAGATAGGCCGGTACCGCATGATTTTGGCCTGGCCAACCTTTACACCCCGGCAGTCCACAAAGCGCTGGTCATCCCAGAGCGCCTCAGGCGTCTTTGGACCAGTGAACAGCAGCTTTGCCCGGTCAGTCATCACTACCGCGCCGCGCTTCCAGTGAGTCCCGAGCTTTTGCAGCTTGGCGCCGGCCAGAAAAGTGGCATCTAAGTTGGCGCCCGGCACGAAGAACCCCGTCCCTGCATCGAAGTACGCGCCGGCCAAAAACTCAGATCGGGCGATCGCCAAGTGGTCGTCATCGGTCTTTTTGCGCTTTGCTGTCAGTTCGCGGTGAATTTTCGTCGCCGGGTGCAGCGGATTAGCGAACTTGTCGCTGTGCATCATCAACGGCGATGTGCCGGTGATACGTATCGTCAGGAGTTCGAGGCTCATGCCGCATCCTCCACATCGACCGAGTAGCGATGCGGGCTTTCAAGGACATGCGTGAAGCAGTTCGCAAAGCGGGCGAGCTCGAAAATCTTGTTGCGATAAGTGCGAAGCTCCCACCAGCAGCCCTCAACATCAAAGCCCGACTCCCGCAGCGCGTAAATCAAATTTTCGAGCGGAGTACCCTCGCCGCGAATGTCGCGTAGGTCGTTGATGGTCACGTCCAACCACGCTCCCCCGCTGCCACGCTGGATAAGCATTCCTGGTCGGCGCTGGACGAGAGTCCCGATAGGGAAATGAAGATTGAGTTGCTCTGCTTTCGGGGACGACTGTTCTTTAGCAATGAACTCGCCTTCCAAAACGTAGGCCGCCACGAAGTTGCAAGCATCTGCCAGGCACTCAGCCGGGATCAGTGCGGTGCGCTGCACGTTGAAGCGAGTGCGCAGGCGGCTTTTCATCGTGTGGCGGAAGCTGCGTTGTAATGCGCCGGGAACCAGATAGGCCTTCTGATCAATTACGCTGTCCAGAACGACCTCACCAGTGCTACCGATGACCGCGCCGACGAGATCACCGACGACGGCTTCTGCATCAACGCTGAGGCGCGCCGCCATTTCGTTGAAGGCTGCAATGTAGGCCTCTTTGATCGCCGCTGCTGGCTTGCCAGTAAACCCCATGACCAGGAACATGAAACCGTCCTTGGTCATCTCGAAGGCTTCGTACACGTTTCCACGGTGCTCGAATTGAACCGACGAAAAGTTGTCGGTTAAAAATTGAGCAGAGCATTCAAGGCTGCGAACCTTGGCAATTACGTGGTTGTGCAGCTTCCCGAATGCGGTAGCTACCTGGTGCGTGGTCGTGAAGGCTTTACCGTCACGCGCCTCAACGAATTTGCGCATGTCTACGACTGTGATATTCTTGCTCATGACGATTTCTTCTCCGAAGTTGATCTCGTTTACCGAAGCCTCAGTGTTCCCGCACTGGGGTTTCTTCGTTTTCAGGCTGCGGCCTGCTTGCCCTGCTGCATTTCCCGCCATTTCAAGCCATCCTGGATCAGCAAACCCATCTCTACGTTCAGGCTTCGATGGTTGGCATGCGCCTCATTGCGGGCCTTCTCTTTAAGTTTCTGGTCGATCCGTAGGCTGTACGGAGGTTTTTGGTGCCTGTCCGTCATCATTTTTCTCCGCTTGTGGATTCATTGTGCAGTCACAAAATAATGATCCTGTAGAGAAGTGCCGTCAAGTGGATTCTTGAATCTTTTTGCCGTCAAAGACAAACTGCCATTTCATATCATGAAACCGTGGACCCCCATGTCAGACCGGCACGTACTACCGCCCTACTCTCTCCGTATGACGGCGGAACTCAGAGACCAGCTGGAGCGTGCCGCAAAACGCTCAAAGCGCAGCTTGAACGCAGAGATCGTCGCTAGGATCGAGAGGACGTTCACGGAGGATGAAAGCAATGCTGAAATCGAGGCCTACGCGGAATGGGCGAAAAAGAATCCCGACGAGCTTAGCGAGAACAATATGGTAAGCGCCCTATCCTTCCTGCGGCACTTATTGAGCAGTGCGGAGGATGCGGTCAGGAATGCGGAGCGCATCTATGATCAGAAAACTGGGGAGCATGCAATGACCATGGACGAGGACGGCAATCTAGTTAAGAGCTACGAGGTCAAGTAGCTGCGACCCCTCTCTCGCCCAGGAGATCCAAGCCTCGCAAGCGCTGCCCTAAGGAATAAGTGCCTAGGTATTGCCACTGTCAATACCCCCCCCCCCGCCTCAGCCCGCAGAGTTTCGCGGGTTCGCCCATCCTGTCCACCCATCCAGCCTGTCCAAACGATCAGTAACGATCTTGATACGGGGCGTAGTAGCGTTTCGATGCTGCAACCGATCTCCCTGGTCCGTTGCCTGCAAGCCCATGGACTGGGGATTGCGCCAATTCCGGCGTGAACGACATGGAGTTTTAGATGAGCAATAACACGATAGACGATCGCCTCGAGCAGGTTGAGCTTGTTCTGAAGACATTGATCCTTTTCAACCAGAACGTTGCAACAGCGCTTGGGCGTCGGCTAGTTGCCGGAAACGACGCGATCGCAGCAGCCCTGGCCTCTGACCTACAGAGGTTCAAGGGCTGCGCCTATGGGGGCATCGATAACACTCTGCATGATGGCTACATCGACAATCTTGTTTTGACAATTACTGGCAAGGCATAAACCCTGCCGCGTTGAACTGTCCGGTCACTGGGTCACGCTTCACAGACATTTTCCAGTGATCGGGCAACTGCCCGTCCTTTGCATGATCGCAGCCACTTTTGGCTTTAGACGAAGTATTCATACTATCTCCCGCGGCTCTGCCGCTTATGTTGGTTTCGAATCTTTGTGCCGCATGTAGAACCGCGCCGACTCGCGCCAGAAGCCGCCGAACGGATCGCGCTTGGAATCCCGGCCGTGCAGATGATGCAGGATGCCGCCCGGCACCGGGTGGTGATCAGGCTCAGTCTTGAGCTTGCCATCGGCGAGGAATACCCCGGCGTGGTTGGCCTTCTCCGACTTCACCTGCATGACGATCAGGTCGCCCTGCTGCAGGTCCTGCGGGTCAACCGCGTAGAAGCCCGCGCCTTCAAAGTTGTCGGCATAGAGGTCCTGGCCCTTGCCCCACCATCCGTCCTCGCGAGCATAGTCAGGCAAGGTAATGCCCATCTCGCGCTGGTAGAAGTCGCGCACCAGGGTGTAGCAGTCCAGCACGCCGTGGTAGAACGGGCGACCAACCAACGGCGCATGGTATCCGGTCGGCAGGTGCAGCAGATGCGACACCGGCACGCCCTCGCGGACTTCGACGATCAACCAGGGCAGCTCGGTGGCCTCCATCGATACCCGGTCGGCTCCGCTCAGCTTCGCCGATTGCCCAGGATGGCTGTGCACCACGCAAAGCACCTGGCCAAGGTCCTCGGTATCGGCCCAGGCCTCGGCACTGATACGGAAGTCCCGTTCAGGCTTATCGGCAGTGTTTGGGGACGGCACGTACAGATGGGTCCCGGCCACATCCACCACCAGCCCGCAGGCCTCGCGCGGATTATCCATTGCCGAGTGCGCGTATGCCGCGGCGATCACGTCAGGGCTGAATTCCATAAGGGTCTCGTCAGTTGCCGGCGCTGGGGAAGCTGCCATAGCGCAAAGGGTTGTTCTCGCCGAAGCGGAGTTTGCAGCCGGTCAGGGTGCCCGAGCATTTGTCTTGGCTGGGGTCGTCCGTCAAAACATCCCGGTCGGTCGCGTACGTCGAGCCTGAATATGCACAGTAGAACCCCCGATACCCTCCAATCGAGAGCCACTGACAGCAATTTGCAAGGATTTGCCGCGCGGGCAACTGCCGATCGGTCGCGATCAGGGGTGACTTGAGCACGAACACGGCCAACTCGCTGTCCGCCGACTGCTTCTGGTCAATGACGTAGACGTCGTCAGCGAAATGCTCGGTCGGGTCTGCCTCATCGTTGCCAGCCGGGAAATTGGTCGCATCCATGTAGCGGCCCAGCGTCCGGTGTCGGGTTACCTTGGCGTCGACCAAGTCTTGATAGGCCTTGCACAGTGCGGTGATGAAGCCGCTGACGTTGCCCACCGACAGGCTGGGGTTGCTCTGCTGGCCTTCCCCAGTAACGCTCATCCCCTCAACCTTGATGGGCCAAGGCGAATACTCGAATCCCTGCCAATAGATCGGGCCAACTTGCATGTACCCGTGAAACCGATAAATGTCACCACTCAACGGCGTCAGGTCCAACTCGAACAGCTCCACATACAGGCCCACCTCCAGCTTCTGGATGTCCTCATAAATGCTCTCGGCCATCAGGTCACCTGGAAGGTCTGCTCAAAGGTGGCGGCCAGCGTCCATGCTGTACCGCCCAAAGGTGTCGGGGTGTAGGTCTTGCACTTGAAATACAGTGGGCCATCGAAGGGAGTGGCCCAGATAAAGGCTTTGTACCCCTGCTGCGCGCGAATGAAGGTTAGGATCTGCTTGATCCTCGCCTTATCGCCCGTGAAGGTCAGTGCCCAGCTTTGCGTCTCGGTGTTCAGGCCGTCGCCGGCTTCCTGCAAGTAGCCGCTGCCGAACTGCGCCGAGCGGGTGCGCTGCGTGATGGTGACAGGCGCCGCCTTGTCGGGGCGCCAGGTGAATGTGTCGGCCATGGGAAGTCCGCTATGCTGTTGCGACCATTACAGGAGGCTCTATGAATTTACGATTTGCCAGAATCCAAGCCCAAAGCTTTGCTGAAGCAGAGCCAGGGAAGACCAGAATCGTCGTGACTTTCGGTCTGGTTACCGCGAGCGAGGATGCGCAAGTTGATGGCCAGGTGGAGGCGTTCATTGTCGTTAATGATCTGAACTCCCGGACCGTCGGAGAGCTAGTGACACTTTCGCTAGAACAACTTCGTAGCGAGATATCGCCGGACATCAACATCGTAAAATGACACGGCGGCCGGTCACCGCGACCGGCCATTTGCGGCTCGCCATATAGCGCCGCCGTAGGACGAGCTTTTCGCCTCGTTCTCCTTGATCCGAGCATCGATAAGCTTTAGCACGTCACTCCCGATGTTTTTCCCGAGAGAGCTATCCGCTTCGACCGACGATGATCCATCTCGGTTGACGGTAACATTGACCTGCGGGGCAACTTGGCTAGCTGCCTGACTCGTTGCGACTGGCGACCGTGCAACATCGACGTATCCGCCACTGGCATACCCTCGCGCGTTCAGCCCAACCAGGTAATCCTTCATGCCTGGCTGGTCGACCACTTCCTTGCGGATCACCACCTCCCCACCGTGGACCACGCCGGCAGGGTCGTACTTGCCGCCACCACCTGTGTAGCCACCATCAGAGAAGGTGGGTGCGGTCCAGCCTGCCAAGGCACTACTGGAATAGCCTGCAGCGGTGCTGCCTGCGGAAGTAGCGCCACCGCTAAAGAGACCACCCAGTAGACTGCCGAGGCCGCCGCTCGCCACACTCGAATACACGCTGGACGCGGCCGCTTGTACGGCCATCTTGGCCAGCATCTTCGCGAAGCTGACCGCAACATCTCCGAAGCTCTCATCGGCACCAAATGCCCAGTCAACCGTCGCGTCCGTCAGGCCGTCGAACAGGCTTGAGAAGGCCTGCTTCGTCTGGCCGGCAACGTTCTGGGCATTCTCCAGATAATTCTGGTACGCCGAAGCGGCGCCGCTCTCCCAGTTCGACTGGGCATCGGTCATCTTGTCGTAGTTACCAACAACCGTGTCCCGGTATTTGCCTTCCTCAGCGGTAAGCGCTGCCAAGTCGGTTTCGTACTGCTCCTGGCTGTACTTGTCCGGCGAAGTGCGTCGCTGACTCAGCAGTTTGGCTCGCTCAGAGTTGAACTGGTCAGTTACCCCATCGAGGCTGGATTGCAGGCCCTGCTGCCGATCGCTTAGCCCGATGTTCGCTGCGGCGCGATCGCCTTGGATACCCAACGCCTTGCGCTGCCGCTCCAACTGGTCAACGTAAGCCTTGGAGGCCTCTGTAGCTTTGTCGAGCCGCCCCTTCTCGTTTGTCGCAAGAATGGCCTGTTCAGAGTCATAGCCTTGGAGGGCTTTAGTTTGGGCCGCCTTGGCGTCGGCGATCTTCTGATCCAGCTGGATGCGCTGGGCGCCGGTCGTGGTTGATTTGTCTCGGGCCGCCTCAAGCGAGGCGATCTCGCTGTCGTACCCGGCACCGACCTTGGCCTTTTCCTCGTCGATCAGGGCGCTGCGCTTGGCGACGTAGTCCGCCTGGGAAATGAGACCCGCCTTCTGAGAGGCGTCCAGCTCTTTCTCAGTGTTCTGGTACTCAGCAACGACTGCGGCTAGTGCATTTTTTTGATCGTTGAACCCAGTAAGGTCCGTCGACGTGCTAGCCGACCTCGCCGGCTTGTACTTCTCACGAGCTGCCTTTACGGAAACGTCATAATCCCGATTGATTTTGTCGGCATCAACATTCGCCCCTCCCAGTGCATCGGTCCTTTGCTGATCAAGCTTTCGAAGCTCTTCTTTCAGCTGGTGCTCTTTATCGAGGCCGCCAAGGTAAGAGGAATGCAGCTTATCCTGCGCCGCCATCGACTTGGATTGAGTCTCGGTATAAAGACCCTGGGCCTTGGAGATTGCCGAGGTAGTGTCGAGATTCTGCTGGATCAGTTCGCGCTGAGCTTTCCAGAAATCCAGCTTTTTCTGGTCGTATCCCGCCTGCTCTCGATATTTCCCGCTGATGTTTTCCATTGAGGAAATTTGCAGATCAAGCTGCTTGATCTGCTCTTGTCCGGTCTTCTCCCGGCCGATGTTGAGAACGCCATCAGCCAAGCCTGTGCTTGCTTCCTTGATACCCTTCCATGCCCTCTCAACATAGCCAAGGTTCTGAGTGATCTCCTTGGATCGGGCGGCAATCGTTGCGGCGTAGCTATCGGTCAGCAGCTTTGCGGCGCCAATAGTATTGCCCTGCTCCTGCAGCGCAGTAATCTGCTGATAGACACCGGCCGTCAGGAAGCCATATTCGCTATTCAGCTCCTTGGCAGCAGCCACTGGGTCCTGCGCAATCTTCACAAACTGGGCGATGGTCGACTCGACCGATTGGCCCGTCGCTTGCTCCATCGAAATCGCCGCCTCAGCGATCTCCTCGAAGCTACCGCTGGCCACCTTCCCTTTGCTCGCAAGCAAGGCCAGTGCGGAAGCGGCCTCGCCGGTCGTGCCGACTGTTGCACTGACCTCTTTCGCCATATTGGCAAGCTGGGCGGCGTTAGTGCCGGACGCATTCCCGGTCAAGATCAACGCGCGGTTATATGCCGTCGCCTCTTCGCTGCCCGCATGGTAGGCCAGTGCGATTGCGGCTGCTCCAGCGGCCACCGCAGCAAATGGCCCAACGATAGCAGCCAAGCGCAGCGCCGAGGCGCCCGCATTGGTCCCAATCTCCAGGATGTTGTGCGCGGCGACCCGGATATTGCCCTCGGCTAACGCATTACCCAGCTGCAGGACGTTCTCGCGCGCACCCTTGCTGCCCAGCGACAGAGAGTCGAGCGGACCTTTTGATTTGCTGCTTTCGTCGTTGAATCCCTTCAGCTTTCCGCGTGCAGCCTCAATGTCGGCCGAGTAAGCCTTGAAGTCATCAGTGCCAATATTCCCGGCCTTGCGATGCTGGCTCAGCTGATCCTGCAAGTCGTCCAGCTTTTGCAGTGCGGCCTGCGCGGGGTTGATCTTGCCCAGTAAAGCCCGCAGGCCGTCGGCCTGAATCCCTGTTGCAGCGGCAGCCTTCTTGGTGGATTCCGCCAGGCGCTCTTCGCTGGCCAGCATGGCCTGGCCGCGTTTGTTAGCCAGATCCTGCTCGGCAGCCCAGTCACGGATCGCCTTCTTGGCACCATCCATTGCGGTAGCGCTGGAGGAGACGCCTGTGGTCAGCGCCTTGTGGTACTGGCTGGCCTCAAGGGACGCCTCAGCCATGGCGACGAGTCGTGCCTTTGCATCCTCAGTCGACTCTGCCAGCTTCTTCTCGGCGGTGGAAAGCCCGACTGCAGCCTCATTGGCCCTGTCGAAGCCGTCCGCCACCCCCTCAGCAGCCTTTTCCGCCTTGACGCCTGCCTGAGTCAGCTTGTCGAGATCGATCGCCGCCTGAGCGGCCTGGGAAGAGTTAACTTCAAGGCCAAGTTGCGCAATGGTGCCCGACATGATCGCTCCGCTATTTCGATTCGCTCATGACGAGCAACGCTTCGGCCTCCATGACCAAAAGGTCCGGGAAGACTTTCCTGATTTGCTTCTTCTTCATGCCGATGACAGATCCGACCTGCGGCAGCACGCCATAGTCGAGACCTGTAGGGCCGGCCACCCCCACACGCCACTGGGTAGCCATGGCAGTCAGCAGCTCGAACGCCGGCCAGACGTCTGGGAGGACTTCTACCGTGTCGTCGAGATCAGTGGTGGCTAGCCCAAACAGCGCCAATTGATCCGGCGGTGACGCGGCACCATATAGCGCCTGCGCCACCGCGATCAGTTTCCCTGGCGTGCCGGCGTGAACGCCTTCTGGTAGGACGCCACGATTGCTTCGGTAACGCCGGTGGCCATCACCACGACAGCGCGGATCGACTCATCATTGACTGGGTCTTCGAAATCCCAGCCAACGACCAGTGCCTTGACCTGCTCGATCTGGCGCGCGATCTGGGCTTCGGTCACGTCAGAAACCGTGACGTCGTCGCCCTTCTCGTCCAACAACTTCTGATCAGCTTTCGCCCGGGACTGCCATTCGGTAAACAGAGCAGCGAGCGCCTCGCGATCCCTGTACTTGAACACGAATGGCACGGTGATCGACCCGCCGCCTACGCGCGGGATCCCGACGTCAGCCGAGAATGTTGGCTCCTCGGCAATCTTGAACTTGGCCATGCGGATTCCTTACGACAGGTAGCGGGTGGGTTCGGATTGCAGCGCCAGGCTGACGGTGCGGGTCAGCAGGTTGCTGCGGGATACGGCCGGCTGCTTGGAAAACGAGGTGTAGGTGCCGTACAGGATCTGGTCGGTACCAGGCAGGACCAAGCGAGCGGCCTGCACGGTCTTGCTGGCATCGGCCTTCAGCAGAATGGCGTTGAACGGCTTGGCCGGGTCATCCGCAATCGTCAGCGTCATGCTGGTGGCCGACTTATCGGTCGGGATCTGCTTGCCTTGGTCGTCTTCGAGGAAGACCACATCGAGGTAGTTCTGCTCGCCGCCCGAGAAGGCCAGATCGGACACCTGTGGGATTTGCACCCAGGTGAGGATCTTCTTCATGGTGCCCACGCCGCCGCCGGCCGGGAACAGAGTGACATCGCTGGTATCGATGGCCTCCAGCGTGATCGAGGTAGCAGTAGCGGTCTTCACGCGGACGACCTTGTTGTCGAGCTTGCTCCAGCCGGAGCTGAGCAGGACGATATCGCCTACAGCAATGGTGGCGCCGGTTACGGTGGCCACCGCTTCGGTTGCGTTCGACAGAGCGGTGAAGGCCAGCGGAGTGTCGTAGGTCGCGGCATGCTGGAAGTAGCCGCCGTTTGGAATTTTGTACGCCATTGGGTAAATCCTCTTTGCAGAAATGACGAAACCCGCACTCGGCGGGTTTCATGGGTTGCCCAATGGGCGGGTTATTCGGTGTCAGCGCGGTATTGAAACCGCGCCGAAACGGTATAGGTAAGATCGTCCGAGATGCCGGGGCCCGGCTCTACCGGCGTCATCACGATTGCCGTGAACTCGTCTTGGCTGAGCCGAAGATAAAGTGGGAACTGCGCCGCTATGGCTTCTGCCAAGCCTTCGGCGGCGCCCGGCCCATTACCCGCAGGTGTCACCGCGTTGACTTGAAACAGCCCCGTGTATTGCTTGTGATCGCCGGAGAGCGTGTCGCTGTCGGTCCCTGCTGGTAGCGTGAACGCGGCAAGGTAGGTTTCGCCATCAGCGGGCTCAAAGCTCACGTTCTGGTAGGCAACCCGTAGGCCCTGAGTAGCCGCCCACGCTGCCAGGCGCTGCTCGTACAGTGATCGGATGATCTTGTGACTCATACCTTGTTCTCGTCGATTGCCGCAGCAACGATCAGCTGATATCGCGCAACGGTGATGCCCACCATACCCTCTGGTGATTGCTTGGAATGCCCATACTCAAGCGGTATGGCGTACTCAAGGTTGTTCACTAGGTAGGCCGTCTCGCCAAGCTTTAGGCTCTGCGTGCCCGCCTGAATGGTGCCGATGGTCTTGGCTCCGCTCGGGTCTACGGCGTCGATTTCGCCTGAGGCCGGCGCGCCTGATTGAAACTGCCAGTTCGCCCGAAAGCGACCACCCACATAGCCAGCCGGCCTGTAGATGTCCATTCCATCGTTGATCTTGCGGCCAGCCTTGAGGCGGCCAGCCTTTGTGAGATTCGAAGGGTCGTCTCGCAAGGCGCTATTGGCGTCTCGAACGGCAGCGTTGTACTGAGTCGCGACTTGGTTGACCTTCCAGTTTTCAGGGTCACCTACAGGGGACTTGGTGATGATGTCGGTGGAAAGCTTGAGCATCACGCCTTGGAATACGCCCTCGGCAGCCTGAAGCGCCTTTTCTTGAAACTCCCGCAGGGCGGCAGAGAATGCGCCCTGCTTGCCCTCATATTTGCCCGCCATCACTTCCTCGCTTGCACGCTGAAGCCGACCGCTAGGCCGGCGTAATCCCAAGGATTTACGCTCTGAATCTTGTAGGTCTCGCCGTCGAAGCTGATGGAATCTTGGCTCTTTGGTCGCGGCATATCAGTTCCGTCAAGCAGTACAGGGGAGATCAATATCTGAAAATCGCCTTGCTTGATCAGCGTTCCATCGATATCGGACTGCTTGAAGTCCTGCCGCAGACCAGAACCGTCGAAGCGCTCCTCGGTAGGCGTGTTCGCGCCCGTGGCCGGGTTGTATCCGCCCTGGGTGACGTGGATCAGCGTCAGTTCCAGCCCCTTGCCGCCCGCAGACCGTGGCGAGAGCAAGCGCGTTGCTGTGGCCTTCGCACGGTCGTAGATGTCGGCCATCAGGATCTACTCAGCTTGATCTGCCCCGACGACTCCACAAGCCCCACGAACTGCGCATAGGACTGGCGTATCGCGGCGGGCTTGCTGGCCGACGCCTTCGCCGAAGCATAGGTCGTGCTCAGCGGCCCGACGGTCTCGGAGACGATCGCACCGACCTTTGTGTCAGGGTCGAGCAGGTCGTCAGCGTGAATCTCGCCGGCCAGCGCCATCTGCCCGGCCTTGATAGATGGCGGGATGGAGTTGGATGGCAGTTCCCAGCCGTTGCGGCACACGTTATAGCGCGGCCATGGCAGTGCCTGGTCGCGGTTCACGGCGCAGCCCTTCCAAGGCAATGCGCCCATCTGCAGCGCCGCTCGGCGCAGTAGCGCTTCCTGGCTGGGCTCATCAGCCGGAACAGTCTTGCCAAACTTCGCGGCGTAATCAGCCAGCTCCGCAGCAGTGGCGAAGCTCTCGGCATCAGGCAGGCCCGTGCCTGTTTCGATAATCAAGGTCACAGCAGGCCTCCCTTTAACTGTTTGGGTGCCGCGCCGCCATGTACGGCGCGGACTTGGTTACTCGGCCAGGCGCCAGCCCGCACGGGCATAGTCGCCGGTCATTTCCGGATGCACATCGGCGAACGCCTGGCTGCCGTCAGGCTTGTCGTTGACCATGCGCACTGTATCGACGGCAGGGTCCAGCCCCGGCGCGGGCGCTGGGTTCTGCGGCACATTGCCGAACACCTGGGCGGCGTGGTCACCAGCGGGAAGCTTCGGGTCGATGACGTTTACTTCGCCGGCGAGAGTTTCGTCAGCGGTGCGCTCGTCATTGCCATTTTCTTCCTGAGCTTTGGCAGCCAGATCGTCCGCCTTCTGCTTGGCAGCTGCGGCCTTTTTCTCAGCTGGAGTCAGCTCTACTGCATCGGCCTTGGCCTGCAGGTCGACTGCCTCCTGTTGAGCGTCGGCAGCCTGCTGTTCTGCGGTTTTGTCGGTCATTTTCATTTCCTCGATCATGGATCAAAGGGCGGCGGGCGGACCCGCGCGCCGATTTGTGCCGCTGATTAGCCGCGGATGGAGACGATGTGATCGCCCTTGACCGCTTTAACACCCCAGGCCAGCGCCACTTCCCAGTAGATCTGGCGGTACTGACGGTACTGGACCAGCTGGAAGTTCAAGCCGGACACCGGATCGGTGATGGTCATCACGTCGTCGGCAGCATCAACTGCTTTACCGTCCAGGCCGACCGGCATGGCAGGCTGACGAGCAGCCAGGACCAGTGCCGAGCGGGCAAACGCCACGCTTGGGCGGTAGCTGTTGCCAATGGTGATAGCGGTGTTGTCCGCGATCGCAGTCTGCAAGCCAGGGCCGCCGATGGTGACGATGCCGGCGGTGTACGCGTTGACCACGTAGTTATTCGGGTCACCGGCAAAGGTGATGACGTCGCCTGGCAGGATGGTGCCGGTACCGGTATCGACTGGGATGCTGACCGAACCGATGATCAGGCCCGTGCTGTTCACCAGGTAGCCGGCACCAGTGCCTTTGGTGACTTGCTTCAGGCCTGCCGACTGGCCGACATCGAAGCCTTCGACGCGGCCAATGATGCCTTGGCGCAGGAGGTCATCGGTGCCCGCCTCGTTGGCCTTGAACAGCACGGACTGCTTGCCGCGCACGTTGGCGGCGGCAGCGGAGTTCAGCACCATCGCGAGGTTGGTGGTTGGGGCACCGTTGTCTTCGAGGATCTGGCGGGCCAGCGCGAAGTCGCTCAGGTCACCCGGGATACCAAACGGGGTGGTGCCGGGAGTGCCGACGGCGCGGGAGGCGCCGCGAACGGCAGCGTTCGCCAGATCGGCGTCGACTGCGTTGCCCAGAGTGCGGAACGCCTGCACGAACTGGTCACGCATGATGTTGGAAGTACCAGCACCAGCTGCGCCATTCAGGCCTTTCTGCTCTTCGCCGTTCCAGCGAATGGGGTAGGACTTGCTGTTGGTGATGACCACCGGAACGTTGCCGATGACGTGATCGCCAGCGTTCGGAGCGGTTTGCCCAGGGGTGATGTCTTGCAGGCCGACAGGCTGAACCACCGGCGAGCGCACCTCCTGGCCCACAGCTGCGGATTCAGCAGTGGAGTCGAGGGTAACGATCTTGGTGAAGCCGACCAGCTCGCGCGACACGATGTCGAGCGCTTCGTACAGCGGGCCAATCAGGCCGGTAAGGGTGTTGGACACGATGAATTCCTTCTTTGGATAGGGATAAGGTGTGGTTGGGCTATCCGGCCCCTGCTCCGATCCCCATCCGGGTCTCGGAAGATCTGTGCGTCGGTCAGTCGGTGATCGTTACTTCGCCGGTGCTGACCTGCTTGCCAATCGTTGCCTGCTCGCTGGGGCTCATCGACGAGAATTGCTGTCGGCTGTAGCTCTTGCCGCCATTGTTGTTACCGTTGCCGCCGCCACTTGGAGCGCCGCCGCCATTGCCGCCGGAGCTCTTCAGGATGTGATCCTTGTAGGGGTACTGCTCGACGATCGACTCGAGCGCTTCCTCGAAGTCGGCCATCTCCCCTGGGCGCGCGCGGGAGAAGATCTTGTTGCCGGCGCCGTCATAGGCGACGACCTTGTTTTCCTCGACCTTGAAGTTCTGCCCGAAGCGGGCTTCGACCAGGTCAGCAGGAATGGCGAATTTCTCGGAGATCAGCTTGGAGCCCTTGAACGAACCGCCGATCAGCAAGCCATGGATGGTCTGGTCGCGCTGCTGAAGTCCAGACTGGGCCTTGGCCAGCTCTTCGGCGTGGGCCTTGCTGGCGGCAGCAACCTGCTCTTGAGCAGCCTTCTGCGCGGCAGTCTTGATCTCATCGACCTTGCCGGCCTGGATCAGCTTGCCCTCGTCGATGTTCTTGATGGTTTCCAGCGCCTTGCGGGCAGCCTCACCATCCTCGATGCCATCGAACAGCTTCAGCTTGCCCTCGGCAGTCTCGGCGCGCTCGCGGTGGGACTTGGCCTCACCGTTCAGGCGAGTGATGGTATTCACGGTGCCGACAGCGTCGAACGGGACCTCTTTGCCGTCGTCGTGCACGTACACCGGGCGGCCGTCCTGAACGACAACGTGGCCCTGATCATCAAGTTTGAGTTTCATATGGTCTCCGGGCATCCGCCCATGTGAACGGCCATCCGGCCAGGTGCGGCGCTATCCATCCGGAATCGCGCCCATAAAAAACCCCGGCGGATGCCAGGGCTCTGTAAAAAAAAGAGATTAAATAACGCTCAGAGGGCTCAGACGATGAACCACATCTGCCAAGTGAAGGGCGTCGGCAATAAAGATCAAATCACAAACCTCACCTGCCACAAGCACCGCAACATAGGTATAGGACTGCCCGAAATTAGAGGCCTGCCGGTTCTTATCTTCGATCTTTGTCAAAGAATAAATGTATACGGACTGCCCGATTTTCAGCAAAGGGTCGGTAAGCTTAAATTCAATTTTGACAGCTTCGTGGAGGGTAGATGCCTTAACGGCTGACATGTCTTCCGCGAGGAAGGGTTGAACCGTAACAAGCGGACTTCCGCCCACAAAACTGAACCGCAGATGATCTTGGATGTGTTGTATTGAAAATTGCATTCGAAGCCTTCCAATCGTCTAACTCGCAGGATTGCGAGAAGATGGAAGTCTACAGACCGACCTGGACCCGGCAAAGCGCCCACCCAAAAACACAGCAGCGTTTGCGCTCCACCGGCGGGCCTTCAGCAATTATCCGCCTCCGTACAGCGACTGCAGTTGCTCAAGGGTTAGGGGGTTTCCACGCTGATCAAGCAGATCGTTCATCGTGATAACGCCGCGCCGCCAGAGATCGGCCTTGCCGATTCCGAGCTTCTCGTCTTGGAATGCCTTCGACTTGCGCTTCAGCCAGGTCTCGAAATTGATATCTGCCGGAAGCTGCCCATCCAGCGATGCGCGCGTTGCGGCGGCCTCATCGATGTCGACGCCAAGGTCGCGCATAGACTTGAGCCAAGGCAGCGTGGTGCTACGACAGCCCCAGTGACGTGGACAGCCCTGCTTGTACGGCAGCTTGTGCCCTACCGGCTTGAACTGGAGGTCCCAGGTCTTCTGGTCGTAAGCCATGCAGATGTCGGTCGTGTGCGAGTCGAGCGTACTCAGGTGCCGATACCCCTTGACGGCCCCGTCGTCGCCCGAATTGGCCTTGTAGACCTCCATGCGGGAGTTATTCGCGACGGTCTGGACGCTTGCGTGCACCAGTGATCTGGCATTGCGCTTGGACGTGTCCATGAAGCCGGTAATGGCCGGCTGATCACCGCGGGCTTTCTTCCCGATGATCTGCTGCACCATCTGCTCGGTCGTCTCTCCAGACGTAAAGCCGTTGCGAATGACTCCAGAGAACTTGAACGTCACATCGGCGGCCTGCTTGGCCCACCACTGCTTCGTTGGCGCGCCTTCGATCAGGGCTTCAGCTACAACCGCAGAAAGGCGATTCTTTCCGACACCAAGCATCACCGGCTCGCTGACTAGGCTGTTGATGGCCGAGGCCGCATAGCCGCCCTCGATGACCGATAGCTGCTTGAGGCCAACATCATGGGCCGCTGCGATCTCGGTGTACTGAGCTTTGATGGCTTTGGCCGCGTCAGCAAGGATTCCATTGACCTGCTTGACGTTTTCAAGCGGTAACTTCCGCCCCTGGAGCAGATTGATCAGCTCCTGAGCCAGTTCCGTGATCTTGTCTTCTACCTCTTTCGACATACCCGCAGTCGTCCTGATCAGATCGATACCGTGTTCGGTGTACAGGTCTGCCAGAAGGATCTCAAGACGGGTCATAGTTCGCTCGGCCTTTGGTTGATGATACGGCCCTGCTCAGCCGCCCAATCCAAGTCAGTGGAGATAACGCCTCGACGCTGGAATTCAGAGAACAAAGTCTCGTCGGACAGGCGGCCTTGTGATGCCATGTTCAGCAGCAGCGGCAAGGTGGTTTCCGGCGCGAAGTCCACGTCGAAGTTACCGTTGACCTGCACGTGACCGCCCTCTTCCTGCCCGGTGTACGTGGCGCAGAACTGAAGGGCTTGGTCGAGAGCGTCTTCCAGCTGCTCGGCCATGGTCTGAAGCGGGCTCATCTCCTGTGCCGCCTCCTCCTCAGCCTGTGTGGCTGTCTTGGTGGCCTGCGCATCCTTCTGTACGAGCTTGCCGCCAGCGATGCGCATCTGGTCTTCGAGATCGCTCAGCGATGTGCGACCGGCCTCGATAGACTTGCCGGTATGCTCGACCCACTTCATGTCACCTTCGCGCGGAAGCTTGGTAGCCGACGCGGTACCAACCTTCAGCTCCCACTCATCGTCATCGATCCCGATGATTGCGAGCATCGGCACTCGGGCGACGTGCAGGATGTTGTCCTGATCGCTCTGTGACTGCCAGTGCTTGACGTTGAGGTGTGCCAACTCCAGAAGTGGCGGTGAAGCCGTCATGTAGCCGGTGCGGTTGGTGTAATACGTGGTCAGTGGGATGACGGGTTGCGAGTTCGTGCCCTTGTCGTTCTGTTCCCAGCTTTCCTTGTCGCCGTTTTTTACCTTGCGGTAGGTCGCCCAGCCGCCTGGAAATAGCACCCGAATCTGCACGATTTGCACCGTACCGAATTCGCCGTCATCCTCCTCGACCATCTCCATGTAGCGGAACTGGGTTAGGACATGTTGCCCGTTGTTCGTGGTAGAGCGCCAGCCCAGCACCTGCTGAGGCCGGATCACGATCGCGTATGGCCGAACCCCGGCGGCAATCTCTTGAGCCTTGGTGCGCACTGTCGGCGCTCCGTCCGCCCCCACCGTCTTCGGGTAGTCGATCAGCACGTGGCACAACCCGTAGGCCAGCGCGGTGCTGAAGAACGTCTGAGCCCACACCTGCAGGTTGTTGCCCTGGAGGTCGAAGTTCTCGGTGTAGGGTTTCAGCGAATCAGGAACGTCCTCGCCCAGCACGATCGGCTCAGCGAACACGCGACCGGTGTTGTTCTTGATGGTCTCGCTGTAGGCCGGCAACAGGGTGGACTGCTTGAGTCGAACCGCATAATCGCGATCTTCCTCCTTAGGCCATTTCGGCAGCAGCTTCGCGCCCGCCCGGCGCATGGCGCTGGTGCCCTTCATCAGCGGCTCGACGATGGCCCAGTCCTCGCGCATTGCATCTACGGCGGGGAGTGTTTTGCTTGGGTCGTCGCTCATGCGTCAGATTCTCAGGTTCTGTGTGGTTGCGGTACGCACACGCTTGGTCTTGGCGACTGCGAAGTATCGAAAGGCGTCGGAGCCGTGAGATGTTTCGTCATGGAAAGGCTTGTCCTTCCAGCAGCCGCGGTTCTCGTCCCAGTCCTTGCGGTAGTTTTCGAGGTGGCTGATGCCCTTCTCGCACTTCGATTCATCGAACACGCAGAGCGGGAGGATTTCGCGCGCCGACTCAATGCCGTCGTCGACACCAGTGCGCGGTACAACCTGGAACCGAATTGAATATTTCTCGCCATCGATCACATAGCCCTCTTTGGCTATGTCCTTGCGACTCTTGGCGTCACTGCCAAACTCGCGGTTCTCGATGTCGTGCGGCGCCCAGTGCTCGGAGTAGGTGTAACCCTTGTCTTTGAGCACCTTCATGTAGTGCCGCAGGCCTTCGCCTGAGTTCTCGTAGTAATCGATGACGTGGTATTCGGTGCCGATCTGGCGCACGAACCAGATGGCCGTGGAGTCGCCGACGCCGATGTCCCAGAACGTCATCACCGGTTGGTGTTTGTTGTCCGGCAACACTCCAATGCGCTTGTTGGCATAAAGCTTCGCGAACTGCTTGGCGTAGTAGGCGCCTTCGACCGATTGCTGGAACGCCTCGACCGGCAAGGACGGGTACTCCCGCTTCATGTCGTCGCCGAGGGTCTTTTCCTTGGCGGCGTACCATGCGCGCTGGCCGGGATTGGTGACGATGCCGTGCTTAGCTTCCAGTTCGTTGAAGTAATCGGTCAGCCGCTGCGGGATGACCACTCCTTCGGGATCTAGCGAGTAGAACGGGTTGCGCCACCAGCTGAAGAAGAAGAACTTCCAGTCCAGCAGGCCCAACGGGACACCGGATAGCTGCTGCTTCTCCGCGCTCTGCGAATAGTCGAAGAAGTAGCCCGCCCGGCCCTCGGCCGTCGACTCGATGGTCACGAAGCAGTCAGCGGCCACCGCCTCGAACGCACCGGTGACGATCTCCCGCGCTTTGTGTGGGAACTTGGCGCAGATCTTCCCGAACTCGGACACATGCAGGTAGCGCAGCGTGCCGCCCCGGAACGAGGTGGAGACGTACAGCGAGCCGCCCTTGCTGAATACCAGTTCTCCCGAGGCATCGTTGCGCGCCGGGTTGGCTGCTCGGATCTCCTTGGGGAGGTTGTCGTAGGCGTACTTGATCTTCTCCCGGAACAGGCGCTTGGCGTCGTTCAAGGTGTGAGCGATCAGCGCGCACTTGGCAGACTCGAACAGCGCGGCGTCCAGTTGCACGATACAGACCAGGGTCGTGAACCCGAGCTGCCGCGCCTTTAGGATGATGTTGCGGGTATGCATGCCTTGGAAGTAGTCGATCTGCTCCTGCGTCATGCGGAAGCGGACTTTTTTCCCGTTCTTGTCGGTGATGAAGTACAGGTTGTTCAGGCGCCAGAACCGATCCCTGAGCAGCTTCATGTGCTCGGGCTTCATCTCATGCGTCCTTCGATAGTTCGTCCATCAGTGATCCGAGGGCGTCGACTGTCTTGTCGCCGTCGTCGGTGTCGAGGTTGTAGGCCTGGCGCTCGCCCTTGATGACCTTGAGCTGAGCGTCGACGCCAGCGTTGAGGGAGCGGGAGAAGTCGCCGATGTTGTCTTCGGTGACCTCGATGTCTTGCAGTGCATGGCAGAGCTTGTTCGAGATTGATCGCCACTGCGCCAAATCAACCCGGTGAGCCAACACAACATAAGCGACCTCTGTGGCAGCCTCCTCGATAATCTGGTCATCGGTTCGCGGCTCGGCCTGCGAACCTCTTGTGCGAACCTCAGTGCGAACCAGCTTATTGTTGGCTGCCTGCCGAACCTGATCGGTGAGATCGCGAGTCCATCCGTTCTTCTTGGCCTTGCTGCGAATCGCCGTGTCGCTGATCTTGTGACGCTCAGCGATTGCTCTTACCGAAAGCAACCCGGCCCGGTAAAGGCCGTTGATTGCCTCCCAGTCGGGTTGCTTGGTTGTCATTGAAATGGCCTATGGCTTGTAATGGTGGTGGGATACAGGTATGTGTGCAGGGCGGACGAATCCGTACCAAAATAAAGCATTGCAACCATAGGAAACCGCTGCATGCCTGTTCCAGTTACAGACGCTTATCGGCTCCCCCTCCACACTGTTTCACCTGGCATCACGCCGGCCGACACCGAGGTCATTTTGATTCTTGATGCGGCAAGCGCGCAAAAGCTCGTCGACGATCACTTTAGAGCAGATCTTGATGCACCCGAACCGACCAAATTATTTTTTTACCAGCGGCTTCTAGGTCAGTCGCCGCAGACTCCTCTGCAGCTCCCTATTATCTACTACAACATACGCCCCAACGCGCGCTTCAGCGACGGCCGCCATAGAACAACCGTACTGATTCAACAAGGCAACAAAACAGTGCCAGTGTTGACAAGCGAATCGATTGCGATGGGCTTGCAAAATCTGTGGGGCAGCAAACTGACAGCGATGAACGAATACGATTTCACCAACTGTGAGACATCTTTGCTTCTCGGGCTTTAGAGCCGGGCTGCCTCGTTTGGTAGCCGCCATGCACGCCTCTGATGTGCTGGCCCTGCTCACCCTTTTTTTAAGGGTGAGCGTCCTGCTCGCTGATCTTGATGGCGCGAACCTTTCCGCCGGTGTAGACATCCCTCCTCATCGCCGCCCTCACTGCATCCTCTGCACTTGCGCCCATATCCATGGCAGCCAAGGCGTAAGCGGCACCACAGCCAATCGCATCAGGATTCGACGGGTCTAGATCCTGCTTCCAGATGCCTGTCTTGTCGTCATGCCCAATCAGCGCCAGCTTTCCGTCATCAAGGGCATAGCCTGAGCACTCGACAGCAACCGGCGATGGAGTTCCGAAGTAAGCAGCGATCAGGGCGGGGATATCGCATACGGCGCCCGCCAGGAAGAATCGAACGCCATTAACGAGTTCGGACTTCTCTGCATCATCGGAAACTATGGTTCCGCTGCGGGTCTGGCGAGAGTCATAGGCGATCACGCCGTCTTTGTAGGCAATCGTCGTCACGCCACCACCTCATACCGAAACTGCATGTCACGCTCCGAGGTCACGAAGCGGCACCGGTGCTCATCGAAGGGCTCCGTCGTGCGGATCGGCTGGCGGTACCCAATCAGGGACTTTCGGCTGAAACGCTCGCGGTGGACGACGACGCCCTCACGCAGGAACTCAACCTCGGCCGAGCCGTGGAGCTTGGAGACGATGATGTTCATGGTCAGTCATGCTCAGGCTTGTCGATGAGCACATACGAGGCCACTTTCCCTATTAGCTGACTCCCCTCGACTTCTGACATGAAGCGCTCAATCTGTATCTCGACTGGCTTGAATACTTCAAGCTTGATCGTGATCGAGCGGATGTTCTTCATGTCGATCTCCAGCGTCCGGCAGAGATCCATCGCAAAGTTGTTACTCGAGATCATGAGTCACTCCGCGCCACGAAATGGCAGGTTTGAATTTGTGGCGCCTACTGGTTCGCCTTATCCACGGCTTCGTTCGCCTTCGTAGCGGCCTTGTCTGCGGTGTCGGCCGCCTTTGATGCCTTGTCAGCCGCCCGGCCAACCTGTTCGGCCGCCTTGGTGGTGTTCTCGGACAGCTTGTTCAGGCGCAAGTCACGCTGAGCCAGCGCCTCGTCATATCCGGCTCGAACGTCGGCTACCTGCTTGGAGTACCAGCTGGAGAGCGACCACTGCCCGGCCTGGAAGCCAACAACAGCCCCCCCTGCGACAAGCAGGAACGCAATCACCCACACCTCGACCCGACGCCACCAGCGCCGAGCGATAAATTCCACTGCACATCTGTCCATCAAGCTGCGCCTCCGAGCTGTGACCGCAGGCGGGAGATCTCCGCGCTCTGGCTAGCCACTCTGTCAGTAAGGCTCGCTACCTGGCTGGAGAGCGCTTCGATCTTGCCCTCCAGTTTCCCAACTGCGGCAACGAGGTCGTTGCGCTCCTTGGCAAACTGATCAGCGCGCGCCTCAGCGGCGTTTGCCCTCGTTCGCTCTATGTCTAGTAGCTCGTTCAGCCGTCGGACAGTGCCGATATCGGCGTTATCCATGGCCCGATCCGTGGCGTCTTTCGCCAGAAACCGGCGCAGCCAAAGAAGGCCGCCGACGATGACGGTGCCGCTACCGGTCAGCCAGGTGGCTGTACCTGGGCCGAGGTCGGTAGGGTCCATCGGTACTCCAAAAATGAAAAAGCCCCGACCGATGCCGAGGCTTGAATATGGTTGCGAGGGCTCGATTCGAACGAGCGTTCTCCGGGATATGAGCCCGGCGAGATAGGCCGCTTCTCCACCCCGCAATATGCGCGTGTCTCTCCACGCCTGTCCGCCAAAGACATCCCCAACGCCGACACCCTCTTGCATCGGTCTCGCCAGATCGGTCTCGCGCAAATCCCCGAGGTAGCACTTTGGGACTTCGCGGGCTGCCGGTGTTCTTCCGTGACACGTGACTACCGGCAATACCGTGTCCAGGTGCTCCCGTTAGGGCCACCCTGGCTGTGGTCTCATCGCACCGCAGAAACGAAAAAGCCCAGCGCGGTGGCTGGGCTTCTTGTGTCAGTCCTCGATGTGCGCAGGAATGACAGGATGGGGCGATACTGGCTCATTGGAGCAAAAGTTTCAAGCGACATTTGCTGCCAAAAGGCCTTCATCCTCAAGAATGTGCTGAGCCTCGGTCAGGGCCTGGTCCACGGCACTCTCCAGCCCCTTGCGGATATCGCGGCGCCACCGCTCTTGAGTCTTGATCGGGTGCGGCTCATCGCTCCAATTATCCATCTCATACCAGCCCGCCGGCAGGACGTTGGTGCTGCGCTTCCCTTCCACACCGGCAAGCCGCGGCATTGCCCAAGTGACGATCGCGCAGTGGCGAAACCGCTCCGGCGCCGGCGACCGGAACGCCCGGGTGATTTCCGTGATTGCCGCGTGCTTGCGGTCGGTGTGCGTGGAGTACTTGGCCACCAGCGCGCGCCAGTGCTCCGCGCTCAGGTTACGGTGCAGGCGACTGAACACCATGCAGTCGACGAGGAAAGCGGCCTCCTTGCCCACGATCTCACCCTTCTGCTTGGCGGCCTGGACCTTTGGCTCGAAGTCGCACCCGCCAGTGCTGTTGATGGTCTCGGCCGCCAGGGCACGAACGACTGCCGCCACTACGTTTCGATAGATCATGCCGCTCTCCCCTTCATTTCTCGAATCAACGCCCGGTACTTGGCCTTGATCGCCTTCAAGTCTTCGATGGTGTAGCGCTGGGGCTCGTGCGGCCCTTCAAGCCACTCGACCTTTTCAGGCCCTATGCGGCGGATCAGCTCGACCCGGTAATTCACCAGGTCACCTGATTTGTGGGTGTTGCATGGGGCACACTGGCGCCAGATGTTGAGCGGCTCGAATCGCAATTCCGGATGGCCGCCGGCGGACCGGTAATGCCCTGCGTGCCATTGGCCGTCATGGAACCGACCGCAGCTCACGCATGGCAGGTGGGCATCTCGCAGGCGGATGAACTCGTTCACCACTGCCTGCGTTTCCCGCAGGTGATCCGCCCTGCTCTTCAGCTTCTCGCGCCGAACCTTGATCTCCCGGCGCTCGATGGTCGCCAGCGACTTGCGTTCCCGCTCCCGCTTGACCTTGGCCAGGGCCAAGCCGCATGCAGGGGTGCACACCACCTGCAGGGACTTGGCCGGGGTGAATATTTCGCGGCACTGGCGGCACTTTTTCGGGCGGGGCTGCTTGGCGGTCAGCATGATTCCGCCTCCTTGGCCGGGAGTACCGTCCAATCGCCAATGCCATTCCAGACCCCAGCACCGCCCATATGATTGATGGTGCGGGCCGGTGAACCCATTTCGATGCGCACGAACTCGAACCACACCAAGGGCGCATAAATCCAATGCGGGAATGGCCGGTCCTTGAATCCATGCACCTTTCCGCAGGCCCAGCAGAACCGAGTGAACGACGCGGCAGCCACAGCCGCATAAAGCAAATGGCCAAACAATTTCCCGATCTTGACGGCCATCCAGAAATTTGCCGCCAGACCACAAATCACTATCCAATACACATACCATTCGACAGTCATGCGGCCGCCTCCCAAGTCTCGGGCATCTGCCCTTTCGGCTCGCTCCAGCGCACGCCCTTCTCTTCGCCGAACACGTACATGGTTTCAATCACGTCGCCCAACTCACCCACGGTCATGCGCTTGGTGCTGACGCCGAGCATCACGACGCCGCCGTTGACGCCCTGGGCCATGCGGATCTCCTGCCGGGCCGCTGCCGTCATCAGCGCCTTCCAGTCCTCGGCGTCGAGCTTCTGCATCACGCCGTTGACCGGCCATTCCACCTGGCGGGAGATGTCGCCGAGCATTGCCCACAGCTTGGCGTTCTGCTCCAGGGTGCGGCGGCTCTTCACTGGGCGGACGATGATCTCCACGGCGGTGGCCGGGCACAGCTCGAAGGCGAAGGTATAGGCATGGCGGAAAGCGTCTTTCAAACGCTGGGGCCCTGAAAGCCAGAAGTGGCGAGGTTTTGCTATCGAATCCGCCATCACGCAGCCCTCCGAAAAGTCAGCGCCTGGCGGAAAGCTCGCGCTGCCTGAGTGATCTCGGGGTCGCGGTAGCCGCCTGTGCAGGCGCGCAGGAACTTCACCTGCAGAGGCTTCATGCCATTGGCTGCGGCGTATTCGGCTTCGAAGATTTCGCGGAGCTCTTCGCTATATTCGGTCATAGCGCGCTCCCTGGATCTTCCAGAAGGCTGCGATATTCATCGGCCAGCTTGTCGCGTTCTTTGCGCAGCGCCTCGAATTCGGCCCTGAGCTGGTCGCGCTCATCTCGGAACGAATCACTGATGATCTTGTTCGCGACAATAAGCCGATCCAGAAGCTCGTTTTCCTTGATCAGCCGGTTACGAACGCTACATGCAGTGGCGTACGCCTCCTCAAACGGGACAAGCCGCTCGATCTCCTTCTTCAGCCACAGTGCAGCCTGGTGCTTCATGCCGTTGCGGGCTTCGTCCAGATCGGCGAGCAGGGCCAGCACGGCGGTAGGGCTTGTCGCCGTGGCAAACCTTGCCATAGTCATAAACCCTGCATTTTCTTGATTGGCCCCTTCGGCCAGGCACTTCAATTCGCTGTAGTCGGTCATGGCTTTACCTTCCCTTCATGCCTGCGCCCGCGCACCACCGATCCGTCCTGGCGCACGACGCGGATATCCGCCCCACGCTTCAGCTGGACGATATTGGCCAGGCTCTGTACTTCGAAGCCGTCAGCCTTGAGCTGGGCGACTGTGTTGGTTTGGGATGGGGTCATTGGGCGGCCCTCCGGCTTCCGAATTTCTTGAGCAGCAGCGCGCGTGCCGATTTACCGTCGACCGGTATGCCTTGCTGGATGATTCGTTCCTGCGCCTGGCGGTCGGCTTGCTCGTTTGCGAGCTCAAGCTCGGTCTTCTGGCCGTCATGGCCGATGCCGATCGCAATGTCTTCCAGCGGCAGGCCGGCGACCAGACGGCGGATGGTGATCTCGTACGCCCGGTCAAACACCTCGCCAGCCTTCTCGGGGGGCAGGTCGCCAAGATTGTGCATCTCGCACTGCAACGCGGCGTGACGGATGGCCGGGTGCGACCAGACGCGGCCGCCGAACCTGCTCGGGTGCGCATTTTCCAGCGCCTCGCGAAACGCCTTATCATGCGGGGGAATTCCCAGCATCTCGGGGGTCGGCAGGCACAGCTTCACGAACTTGCCAACGCTGGGCGCGAAGTCAGTGCCCAGGGCGCGGCAGCGCTCAATGCCGAACCGGATCTGTTCGAGCTGGCTGATGCCCTCAGCCATGAAGCCCTTGATCCAGCTGCGCTTGGCGGTGCGCAGGGCCTCGTCGTCCGGCCAGGCCTGTTTCCAGGCGGGGAAGATCGCCATCAATTCCTTGAAGAGCGCGTTCACGACGTCGACTGTGCCCGGCGGCAGGGTCTTTGGCATAACCGGTGCGGCTGGAGGCTGGTAACGCCCCACAGCGCTTTGCAGGTCGGTCGTAGCGCCTGCGACTTTCATCAGTTGGGCGGCGCTGCGCGGGGGTTTTGGTTTGTTGGTCAAAGAACACCCCCAAGGTCTTCAGCCCAGGTGGTGTCGTCGAAGTCCGGGCCGTTGGCCTGGCGCCGAGGGAACGGGCGGACGTTCGATGCGGCGGCACCGGTGGCCATATCGCGCTTGATCCACTTCACCAGCAGGCTCACCCAGGCGGCTTGCGTCTCACAGCGGCCGGTTGCCGAGTAGTGGCAGACGAATGCTCCGATGGCCTCATGGGTGAACAGGGCTACTGGCAGGCCCATGCGCTTGGAGTAGGTGGCCAGCAGGTTTTCGTCTGGCTGCCACTCAAGCGTCATTTCGGTCGGGCACTTTGGGTCGACGGAAATTTCATCGCCCACGCCTAGTGTGTTGTGTTCTATAGGAATCAGTGAATCAGGAATCAGGGCGTTATTGGACGGTGGGTTAACGTTAGATAACGTTGATTCACCGTTAATGCCTTCGGATGGTACGTGGACCGAGCGTTTTTTCCCGGTCACGACGCCATTGGCCTTGCGTTCATTGATCGTCAGGCGGCCGTCTTTTCCTGGGAGGATGCTGTCCTTCTCGGTGCCGTGCGGGCTCTGATGCTTTTGGAAATTGTCGATCTCGATGATGGGCGAGCCATTGATCTGGTAACGACTGATGAAGCCAGCCCCGGCCAAATGCGATAAGCCGCCGTCGACGGCATAGTCGTCACAAGGGAACAGCTCCATCTTGATACGCTTGGGCCGATCCTCCAGGCGCCCTTCCCGGTCAGCTAGGCACCACAAGCCGATGAACAGGAGCCGGTCAAATGCCGGCAGCTCTGCGATCAGCTCATTGGTGAACAGCCCCGGCTTGATGTTGCGGGATCTGGCCATCATGGACGTCCTTTGCCGATAAGCTCGGCAAGCTCAAGGAAGCGGTCGACGTACCAGTGGGGCTGCGTCTCGCGAGGATTGTTGGGGCTGGTGAGGTTCTTACCGAAGCGCAGGCCCTTTTCAGTGATGGACCAGAAGTCGACGATTCCTCGCTTAGTGCTGTTGCGCTGGCACTTCTTGATGAAGCCTTGGGCGGCGAGCAGGCGATTGAATACGGCGGCGGCGCTGGTGATGCCGTTCTCACGGATCAGGTCGCTGATGGGTTTGGTTTCCAGCGATGAACCGCCTGTAGCATCTGGCGGCGCGTCGATGGCATAGCCAGGCAGGAAGCTCGATTCCAGGCCGTTGTTGGCGGCAATCTTCGAGAGCATTAGCATCTGGCTGGATGGCGATGGCTTGAGCAGGCGCGTGAAGCACTCGAAAATGGCAATCTCGCCGTTGACCTTGGCGCCGTTGACCTTCTTCGGTGACACCGCCACTTGCTTCTCGAGTTCCTTCCAGCGGCGAATGACGCGCATACGGAGCAGCGCGCTGTAACCTGTGAGCAGGCAATCGGTGTGCTCACGGTCGAGCCGATATTCGACTTGTGACCGATTCGAGCGGTCCAGGTAGGTGTGAGCAAAAGTGCTCACATCTTCTTGCAGCTCGGCAAGCATCGAAACGATGTCGCGTTTGACGTCGGGGTGGCGCTTCCCGGTAAGTTCGGAGATTTCCCGCGACGACATCGTGTGCGCCACGAATTCATCGCTATCGTTTTGTGGCGCGGGGCTGGTGAGGCCCTTGCCTGTTTTATTGGATTCGGTCATTATTCACCCCAGAGATGAGCTACGAATGCAGTCGAAAGAACCACCGGGCCTGGTGGTTTTTTTTCGCCTGCGATTTATGGTTCGGCTATTGCGGGTCTTCATCAGTCCCTCCCTCTGCCTTATCAGGGCCTTTTGAGTCCTGCGGCGCGCTGCGCTTTGCTACTGGCAGGTTCCGAATCTTTCCGGCACCTTTTGGCCTGGTCTTTTCGAAAAAGCGTTCTGTCCCAAGCTGAGTAGCCAATTGCTCCGGCGTCATACCTCTCGCCTTTGCCAGCCGTTCAAGCTTTTCGTACAGATGCCCATCGATCCCATGGCAGATCGTGTTTTCGGGCACGTAGGCCTCCTTGCGGGCCTTCAGGCCAACTGGCGTTTGTCGGTAACATCGGTCTCGATGATGCTTTCCAGTTTTTCCTCAACGCACATGCGCACGAAGACAGCGAGTTGAAGCTTGTGGAGCTTCGCGACGGCCTTGAGCGCCTCGTAGGTTTCATCGTCATAGCGGGACTTGATCTCCCGGTCTTTCAGGTGGCGTGGCTCGTCGTACATGCGTGGCTTCCTTGTGGCGGTGAATGGGTTAGGCGGCGGATTTGGATGGCGGGAAGGCATCGTCTAGGGCGCAACGTGCACCCAGCGCATTCAGCGCCTGGACGATAAGGCGGGCTTCGGTCAGGCCTGGGCTCCGCAGGCCGGACTCGTAGTTGGCCAAACGGGATTGATTCCAGCCGAGAGCCCGGCGCAGCGCTGCCTGGGTAACGCCAGCCCTCTCGCGGATCATTCGGACTTGGTTCATTTGGTGTTCCTCCCATAGTTGCCCAAAGGATAAAACACGTATCGTGTTAATTGCAATCACAATAAGTGAAAGCCGAGTATTTCGTTTCGTGATGAAATCCCGCGCATGAATGAATCTTTAGGTCAGCGCATCAAGCGCTTGAGAAAAGCTGCAGGTATGTCCCAGGCCGCCTTAGCGGACGCTTGCGGCTGGAAATCACAGTCGCGCGTCGGAAACTATGAGTCGGGCACCAGGGAGCCAAATTTTGCGGACCTTCAACTGATTGCCAAATCCCTAGGGATCGACGCCTTCGAATTGGTGCCGTTCGAAAGCGTCACGGTCTCATCTGTGGATAGGACGGCATACATGCGTCGCCGTGCGGAAGAGGCTAAGCGCAGGCATGACCAGGCGGAACCATCGCTCACTGCGGCGGACATCGTGCGAGATATGCTTAGTAAGGCCGCAGGTATCCCAGAAAACCTAAGGAACAAGATTCTGTCAGTCGCCGAGCAGCCGGAAGGTGGCGACAACGTCATCAACGTCGACTTCTCGCGCCCAGGCCAGGTCGGCGACGAAGTGTGGATTGCCCACTACGACGTGCGCGCGGCGATGGGCGGTGGACAGATCCCGCACGAATACCCGGAAATGCTCCAGGACATCAGGGTGAGTCCGCGGCACTTGCGCGAGATGGGCGTGACCTTCAAGGAGCACTTCCACCTCAAGATGATCACCGGCTGGGGCCAGTCGATGGCGCCGACGATCAAGGACCGTGACCCGCTGCTGGTGGACGTCACGATTCGGGAGTTCACAGGTGACGGGGTCTACCTCTTCTCGCACGACGAGATGCTGTACGTGAAGCGCTTGCAGAAGAAGGGAAAGTCGCTGTTCAAGATGATCTCGGACAACAAGCTCCATGACCCCGAGGATATACGGGTGGATGACACTCATATCCTGGCGCGTGTGCTGTACGTGTGGAATGGCGCGCCAGTATGAGCCTCACGAAGCCCAACCAAGAGCTGCGCCGCGACCTCAAGGCTGCTGCACGCGACCTGGAAGAAGCTGCGCGCGAGATGTTCACCATGATCGGGCACAAGCATGCGTCTGAGGTGATGCCGATCATGGACAAGATAGAGGAGCTGCATGCCCAGGCGGACAAGCTGAAGGGGTATGCGGATGAGGTTCGGGATGGGGTGGTGGTCAGGAATTCAGGCCTTCATAAGTAATCTGGAAGCGCAAAAAAACAAATCGTAGTCTGTGACCTTTAGTCGTCCGGACGCTTCTAATCTTTACCAAGCAGGTAAAGACCGACTATGATGAGGTAGGCTTGGAGATCAATTTCAAGGACAAGAAAATTCGCGAGCTTTGCGAAAAGCAGGGGGTTGCCCAGAAGAAGCTGGGGGCTGATTGCTCGAAGAAGCTCCGTATCAGGCTCAGCGCGCTCGAAGCGGCTGGGAAGGTCACCGACCTGGTAGCAGGAAACCCTCACCCGCTAAAAGGAGATCGAGATGGGCAATTCGCCCTCGATCTTGCTGGCGGGTGGCGACTCGTTTTTGCGCCTGATAACGACCCTTGTCCTCAAGATGCTGATGGGAGCATTGACTGGTCTCAAGTAACCATCGTCTGCATTGAATACATTGGGGATTATCATGACTGAGCAAAGCGCTCCATTCGCTCCGGATTGGGTATCCCCGCCCGGAGACTCTATTTCTGATTTGATCGAGGAGCGCAGCTGGACTCAGTCTGAGCTTGCCCAGCGTCTCGGCTACACAGAAAAGCACCTTAGCCAGTTGATCAACGGAAAGGTGCCTCTCACCCTTGAGGCGTCTGTCAGACTTGAGCGAGTTCTTGGTGGCTCGGTGGATTTCTGGCTAGCTCTTGAAGCTAATTACCAGAAGCACAAAGCGCGACTAGAGTCAGCTCGGCAGAATGCCGGATGGGTAGACTGGCTTGATTCCCTTCCACTCAAGGAGCTGATGAGCTGCAGCGCTATTGAAAAGCAGCGTATAGACGCCAAGAATAAGCCAGGCTTAGTTGAGTCTTGCCTGAGGTTTTTTGGGGTTGCATCTCCAGAGGAATGGCAAGCTCATTACGGCGGTATGGAAATGTCCTTCCGTCGCAGTCGTGAAGACCAGTCTGATGTTGGTGCGATTTCTGCGTGGCTGCGGCTTGGCGAGAAACAGGCAGAGCAGTTTGATGGGCCGAAGTACGATCGCGAAAAATTCCAGAAAGCCCTGACCGAAATTCGTGCTCTGACCACTGAGCCGCCCAGGGTTTTCCAGCCGATCATGGACAAATTGTTCACTGAGGCGGGCGTCGTTTTTGTGCTGGTTCCCGCTATTCCAAGATCGCACGTCAGTGGGGTTGCGCGCTGGATCTCTCCTCACCGCCCATTGATCCAGATGTCGCTCTACGGAAAGACTAACGATAAGTTTTGGTTTACGTTATTCCACGAGTCGGCGCACATCCTGCTGCATGCGAACGAGAAAAAATCAGTTTTCTTGGACGATCCTGGCAAGCATTCATCTACCGACCCACGGGAAATAGAGGCAAACAAGTGGGCTGGCGATTTTGCGATCCCGGAGAAATATCAGCATCACTTGCCTACTTTGAAAACGAAGGAAGCGGTCCGCGCTTTTGCGAGAAAGGTCGCTATCCACCCTGGGATCGTGGTCGGAAGACTCCAGCATGACGCCCTTATTGAAGTGTCCTGGATGAATGATCTTAAGGTCAGTTTCAAATTTAGTACTGACGCCTGACGTCGCCCGGCCCAGCGCCGGGCTTTTCATCTCCGCCCTTCGCGTCTGACACGGTAGCCCGCCACTGAGCGGGCTTTTTTGTGCGCGTCAGAAAGCGCCCGATTTGGGGGGTATGATCGGGTTAAGCGAGTGACCAGCTTCGCGGCCATGGACTGGTAAAAAAAGAGGCTCATTGCCATCACTAGGACATTAATAGCGTGTAGAATCCGCCTCCGCTCGGTCGGCGCCGACCGGGAATCATGGAATATAGGGAATTCAGATGTCCGCTTTTCGCATTTTGTCAGCAGTAGCACTCATCGCATTGACCACTGGTTGTGCTTCTGGCCTGAATTCGGCCCAGGAGTCAGAGCTTGCTGGCTATCGTGCTAATCACCTCGATGTCCAGGAAAAGAGTCCTGGCCTCGCCGCTGGTTTGGGCCTATTGCCCGGTGGCGGATCCTTCTACGGTCGAGCCTATGGCTATGGCGTCGTGAACCTTCTGCTGTGGCCTATCTCCATTCTCTGGGACCCAGTCAGTGGTCATGATGCCGCCGAATCGATCAATTACCAGGCATCTAAAGCGCATGTCGCCAGCTTGAAAAGGCGCGAGATGGATCAACTTGACGCAAAGCTGGCCGGCAATGAGATCGACCTGAAAGCCTATACGCTTGAAAAGCGCAAAGTCGATGAGAAGTACTCGACCGACCTCTGACGTGAAAATGAAGCCCGCCATCAGCGCGGGCTTTTTTGTGCCCGTCAAAAAGGCGCCTCTTCCTCCGCCCTTTGCTGCTCCCACTCGTCCACACCTGGTATCCCTTCCTTCTCCTGCTCCTCCCAGCGCACCGTCACGCTGCCGTCTTCGTTGTGATCGAGTTCCAGCTCGTCGGTCGCGGCGATCTGGCTCATCGCCTCCTCCCACTCCTGATCGCCGTCCGTATCCAGACGGTGGATCGTCACCCAGCGCTGCAGCTGCGCAATCGGGTGATTGATCATCTCGGACACGCGCAGGCTCAAGCGTTGCATTCCTGAAATTCCCTGGCGCTCCCGCGCCGAATCTTGCCCCGCCATAACGCACCCCAAAACTGTATATCCATCCAGTGATGGCGGAAGCATAGCGGCGGCTGTAGGAAATGGGAACCCTCCACGTCGGACATTTTTCCAACACGCCCGTGCAAAAATAAATCACATTGCGTGTTGACGAAATAAACACGATGCGTGATAGTTCACCCATCGAAACGCAACAGCGGATCGCCAGGGCCTCAAATGGGCCTGCGCTCTTTAACAGCCCTAGACCGCCAAGCCTGCAGGCATAGCAGGCCATCACCCCAACAGGGCTCTGATGCGATTAGGCATGACGGCGTAGTGCTGTCATTCAAGCGACACGCAGGCCCCAAGCGATGAGGGAAGCGTGATACCGGATGAGCGACCGGGGCCTATGAGACCGAACGATTTCTGAAGCGCCTGGGCGACCGGGCGTTTTGGAAACAAACGGAGGGCAACACGATGGGATTGGACGTTACGGCGTATAGCAAATTGGTCGAAGCGCCGGATGCCGAGCGCGATGCGGACGGAGAGCTGGTTGACTGGGAAGGCATGGCCAGCTTCTTCGATAACCCGGACTTCCCCGGCCGGTTTGAAGGCCTGAAGGAAGGCATGGCCTACAAGATCGAAGGTGAGTGTTCTGGCCTTAGTTCAGGTTACGGCACCTACAACGGTTGGCGAGACGAGCTTGCAAAGCTGGCTGGATACCCCTCGGAAGCTTACGAGCGTCATGGTTCTACCCAGTACAGCCACAGCGTTCCGTGCTGGAACGGCGCGCAAGGGCCTTTCGCTGAGCAGATCAACTTCAGCGACTGCGAAGGCACTATCGGTCCGGTTGTGAGCGCCAAGCTCGCCAAGGACTACGCCGAATTCGCTGAGCGGGCCGAGGTGGTAGGCGGCTACTTCTGGGAGAAATATCAGGAGTGGAAAACAGCTTTCGAATTGGCGGCAGACGAAGGCGCAGTCAACTTTCACTAACCCCTTCCCCACTCCCTACACAGGGAGCTGGTAACCACCTGGAGGCAAGACGATGAACATCAAAGGTTTGGACAAGGCCGAGGTTCTGGCGGCGCTCTTCAATGAGTCGCGCCAGCAAGGCATGGGCTTTCTCGATTCTCGCGGCCACGGGAACATGACGGTGGAAGCGGCCCGCGAGATCCTGAAAACGCAGCAGTACTTCGACTACCTGCACGGCCGGGTCATGAAGATCGGCTTGGAAGGCGATGATCTGGAAGTTCGACTGTACGACCGCGACAACGGGCATGGCGCTGCAGAGCACGCAATTGCGCATCTGCTTGCGGCCCGGGATGCCGCCTGACCCACCCTTAGGCATTCTCGCGAATGCCCATCCCGAAGCTGATCGAGAAGGTCGCGAGTGCGTAGCCGTTCCTCTTCGTGAGGCGGTCAGCTTCGGGATGTCGGACGAAACTGCGGCCTATAACCGCCCACCTGGCAACAATCACCCGTCAGAGGTCGCGATTACGGCGGGAGGAAATGGAGACGGCCGTGGAACTCGGCGCCGGAGACGTACACGGCACGAATTTTCGCTAACTGAGCTTCTACCCGCCTAACCCACCCAGCCGCCAGGAGGCGACCATGAACGCAGCAGCACAAATCGCATATGACAATCGCCTCCCTGAGCCGGATGACGAGGGCTTTCTCGGCACCGAGGCTGGCCAGCAGTGGCTGAAGGACAGCGCGCAAGACCTGATCGCGCGGCACGACGTCACGGCGCCCACGCCAGTCGGCCGGGCCCGCGTGCTGGTCAGCAAGCACCGCTTGGAAATGGCGCTGGGCGAGCACATGCAGTGCCGCCTGGACCCAACGAACTGCGTCGAGCAGATCCTGATCGCGGTGATCCGCAACGGGCCGGACAGCAGCCTCTACGGCCTCGCGGTTCGGGCGGTCGGAGGACCGAATGTTTTGACTGGTATCGCCGAGCGCCTGATCGTGCCCAAGGCTGATGAATACCTGGCCGCGAAGATCGAAAGCGATCGCGTCGAGCGGGAGTGTGGGTTTTGAGCACTCACGTTGCTGACGCCTATATCCAGCTGGAAATCAGCCGACTGGCCAGATCCCCGACGCCCGCCGCCGACAAGACCTACATCATGGGCCTGATCGACATGGCGGTGATGCTCGGCCAATTACCTCACAACGATGCCGAGGCCTACCGCGAGACGGTGGAGCGAAAGACCGGCAACCGCATTGTTGAACTCAGGAGAGCAGCATGAGCCAGCCCATCGTTAAAACCCTGATCGACGAACAGCTCGACGGCATCGAGCGCACCATCGCCATCATCGGATTCGGGCAGCCCTTCAATGAGGTGATCGGCCAGCCTCGCGAGATGCTGGTGGTCGACTTGAAGCAGCGCCTGGCTCCTACGCAGAAGGGTCGGCGAATTGCGGTGAGGGTTCGGCTATGAGCATGATCTGCGGCAACTGCAATCAGACCGGCATCCGCTGGGTCGGCCCATTCAGCAATCTGACCCACACCGAATGTCCGCACTGCGGTGGTACGAATTGCCAGGTCGCCGAGCAGCAAGACGATGTTGAGCCTGAGCGCGACAACGGTGCCAACATGGAAGCCGACTGGGGTATCGATCCTCGCGGCAGGCTGGTGGAGTTGTGACCGCCCGCCAGCGCGCCCTGCGCATCGCTTACCTTCGCGGGTCTGTACTCGCCCTTTCGCTCTTCACCTTCTTGATGCTGCTCAGCACCCTCGCCGACCGCGTCACGAACTAAACCCCCATTCAATCGCAGCGCCCCGGCAACGGCATGGCGCAAGGAGCTCCCGTGTCCGCAACTCAACAAGTAATCACGATCGACCATATCAGCGAAGAATCAGCACCGGTCATCTACGTCCAGAATGGACTGAAGCCATTTATGCAGATGATTAGGGACGAGGTGTGCGGTGAAGTGCCGGACCTCACCACTCGCAAGGGTCGCGAGCGCATCGCCAGTCTTTCTGCCACTGTCAGTAAGCGGAAAGCATCTGTCGAAAAGCCGGGCCGTGACTATCTTCGCCGCATGAAGGAAGCATCCAAGGTGGTAGAGGTGGAGCTTCGTGAGTTCGTTGATGAGGCGAATGCGCTGCGCGATGAGATTCGAAAGCCGCTGACGGACTGGGAGGCGGCGGACGTTACGCGGCGCGACAAGCACACCGATGGCATCCAGCGCATCAAGGATCTGGCGGTGTTCGGCGATCAGCCTACCGCCGTGCACATTGCGCAGGTCATCGCTGATCTTGAGCTGGTGGCGCTGGACGATGGCTGGGAGGAATTCCTGCCCGAAGCAGCGCAAGCCAAGGACCAGGCCCTGATCAGCCTGCGTGGCCAGTTGGCCCAGCGCCAAGTGGAAGAAGCCCAGCAGGCTGAACTGGCACAGCTGCGAGCCGATGCTGAAGCACGCGCCGAGCAGGATCGCATCCGGCTGGTACAGGAGGCCGCCGTCGAGCATGAACGCCAGCGTGTGGCCCAGGAGCAGCAAGCCGAACGCGATGCCGCTGCCAAGCGCGAGCAGGCCCTGAAAGACCAGGCCGCAGCCCAAGAGCGCGCCGCCGAGAACCAGCGCCTGCAATTGCAGCTCCAGGCTGAACAGTCAGAGCGCGCCGCGGCGCAGGCCAAGGCCGACAAGATCGCCGCCGAACAGCGCGCCGAGCAGAACCGGATTGACGCCGAGGCCCGCCAGGCCAAAGCAGTTGAGCAAGCGCGCTTCGATGAGCTGGCTCGCCAGAAGGCTGCCGCCGACGAGATCCTGCGGCAGGAGAAAGTGCGGGAAGCCGACAAGGCGCACCGGATCAAGATCATGGGTGCCGCGAAGGAAGCGCTGATCGGCATGAACATCTCTGAGGAGCTGGCCAAAGCCATCGTCTTGAAGATCGCCCGCCGCGAAGTGCCAAACGTCACCATCAACTTCTAAGGAGGGCGCCATGTCCACCGAAATCATCATGCCCGAGCAGCGCCGCCAGGTGGTGGCGCCAATCTCAAACGAAACGAACATCATGGCGGTCATCAGTCGAGCCGCCGCCGATCCAACGTGCGACATCGAGAAGATGGAACGCCTTTTGGCAATGCATGAGCGCATGCAGGCCAAAACCGCTGAGGCGGCCTTCAACGCAGCAATGGCGCAGATGCAGTGCGAAATACCTACGGTTGCCCATGGCGCTCTCAACGAGCACACAGACAAAACCTACGCCACCCTCGACGATATCAACGTGAGGCTCAAGCCGATCATGCAGGCCCACGGCTTCGCGATCAGCTTCAAGGTTGAGCACGTCGCTGCCGGCGTGAACGTGACCGGCATTCTGATGCACCGAGAGGGTCACCGAGAGCAGACGACCATGCTGCTGCCGCTAGATATCGGCAAGGGGCGCAACGCGGTGCAGGCAGTGGGTTCGTCTACCACCTACGGCAAACGCTACGTCATGTGCGCGCTGCTCAATATCACGACCGGCGATGCACGCGATCAGGATGACGACGGCCAGGCCGCTGAGGTGCCCCCCGTCATCACGGACAACCAGGCGCGCCAGCTGCAGGCGCTGCTCGACAAGTGCAGCGAGAAGGCCAAGGGCGCCTTCGCCGCAATGTATGGCACCACGGCGGATGTCGCCAAGGCGGACTTCGACCGCGTGCTGGGCCAGCTCACCAAATCAGCCGCAAACGCGGAGGCACAAAATGCGAATCATCAGTGATGTAGCACAGGGCACCCAAGCTTGGCTCGACCTGCGCCTGGGCATCGTGACCTGCTCCGAGCTCGACTGCCTGCTGGTCAACGGCAAAGGCGAAGCGGGCTTCGGCGCCGGGGCGTTCACCTACATGAATACGCTCATCGGCGAACGCATCACCGGCGAGGCCGCCGACACGTTCCAGGGCAACCGCCACACCGAGCGCGGCCACGAATACGAAGGCATCGCCCGGGGCCTGTATGAAGAGCGCGAAGATGTCCGCGTGCAAGAGGTCGGGATCATCCTGAACCACGCAATTGGCTATTCGCCCGACTCGCTGATCGGCGATAAGGGGCTGATCGAGATCAAGACCAAGCTGCCGAAGCTGCAGGTCGAGGTGATTCTCGGCGGTGAAATCCCGAAGGAGCACGTCGCGCAGTGCCAGGGCGGCCTGTGGGTGTCGGAGCGCGAGTGGATCGACTTTGTCTGCTACTGGCCAGGCATGCCGATGTTCGTGAAGCGTGCCCACCGCGACGAAGCAATGATCCGCAAGCTCTCGGAACGGGTGAAGACGTTTTACGAAATCCTCGACGATCGCATGAACCAGGTATTGGGGATCGCAGCATGATCAGCCTTGAACTGAGCACCATCCAGCACAACCACGGCGCCCAGGCCATGCTCGACGCGGCAAAGGCTGAGTATCTGGCTCGCGGTGGCCGAATCCAGGTGGTGCCAATCTCCCGCAGCCTATTCAACCCGGTGCCCTTCAACAGCGAATCCTTGGTGCCGGGCGTTGACCGCCCCACGGACCGCGCCGCCGACGCCAACTCGAAGGTCAGCCAGGCCAACAAGCAGATCAGGATCCAGAAGTCAGCCAAGGCCAAAGCCTTCGAGGCCGACATCGCCGAGAAGTTAAGGGCCTATTACGATCGCGGTGTTGTCGCGGCGGCCAAGGATCTGCACCTGAGCGTGCGGCGGATCAACTACATCGCCCTCGCGCACGGCATCAAGTTCGCCAACCGGCAATCCGCCGCGGCTCAACAGGAAGAACGCGAGCTGGCCCCGAAGATCCGCGAGATGGCCGAACGGGGCATGAGTCAGCAGGCAATCGCCGACGAGCTCAAGATGGGGCGCCAGACGGTTCGCCGCATCGCTTCGACGTTTGCCATCCGCTTCCGGTCGCTGGCCTCCATCCATCATGACCAACAGATGCTGGAGCGCATCAAGGCCTTGCGAGATATCGGCGTCACCCGCGCCACCTGCGCTCGGCAACTGGAGATCAACCCGAAGGTGCTGTTGCGCCTGTTAGCTGAATACCAGATCAGCTATCCGCTGTCTGTGCAGGCTCGCCAATGCGCAGCTTGAACCGCAAGGTCCGAGCGCGGCGCAGGCAAGACCAATTCCACCTCCCACCCAGCGGGCTATCCAATGACTTGCTCAGTGATTCACACCATCGGCCCGAACGGGGGCCATACACTACCCAAGGGCACCCGGCCATCGAAGCCAGTCAACTGGGCGGTCAGCCTCTGGTTTCTGATGCCCGATGGCGAGAAGGTGATCCGCAGCATGGCGGTACCGAACGCGCTCATGTTTGACCTGGTGCCGCTGGTGAATGAGCAGGTCGACGCGATGATCGCTGAGATGGGAAACGAGATTCGCGGCGCGGGCTGGACGGCTCATGGCCGGGGCGCTGCGAAGAAGAAGAGGAAGCGGTGATGGCCCTATCTCAGAAAGACCGCGACATCCGCCGGCACGCAAAGGCCGCCGCGCTCCAGGAAGAAGATCTACGCCTCAAGGTCAGGCCCGGCACCAAGCAGGCGCTGGCCGAGCTGATGCAGTGGGCAGAGATCGAGGAACAGGGCGAGGCGCTGACGTTGATGATTCATCACGTTGAAGCGCTGGGCAGGTTTGCAATGCTGATCCTGCTCGCGCCACGAAACGATAGCTCAGAAAAAGTGGCGCCGGAAACGATCCGCTTCGGTGCGCGGCCCGGGACGATTCGGGCGGTGGCCTCACTGGAAGGCTGGGCTGATTCGGCCCAGGTCATCGACCGGCTGATCCACGGTATTCGCGCCCTGCCCCAGCATCAGGCGGTGAAATTCCTGACCCCGCCGAAGCACGAGGTCAGGCTATCGCCCCGTCTGGAGCTGGCATTCAGCCGCAAGAGCATGCTGATGATTCAGCAGGATCCGGGGGATGAGGTGCTCATTCCCGCATGATCTTATCGGCCATATGTGCGCAGTAACTACACATGCCGCCATTGTCCAAAGCTTCGAACTTCTCTGACCAGGGTATATCGCAGCCGCGGATGCAAGCTCCAGGGTCGTGAGCTTCCAGTACGTATTTTTCGAAAATATGAAGTTGCTTGGGGCTCAGCGAATGCTCTCCCTTATCAAGCCAAAGTTTGGCAATTCCTGCTGAGGTGCCTTCTAGCATATCGGCATTCAGCAGTTCGGAAACGAAATCACTTTTCCCATCGTCGTCATTGTGAAGCATCGAGTAGCTCCTTCATCCGGCTCCATGCCGGGCCACACATATAACCCCATCCCCACCCAATTTGCCACTCACCGAGATATCGGGGAGCGGCGTAGCAATGGAGATTGCCATGAGCGAGCAGCATCGCATTCTGGTCGGTGACTGCATCCAGATGATGCGGACGCTGCCGGACGAGAGCGTCCGCACCTGCGTGACCAGCCCGCCCTACTTCGGGCTGCGCGATTACGGCATGGCGGCGCAGATCGGCCTGGAAGACACCCCAGCGCAATTTGTAGCGCGCCTGGTCGACGTCTTTCGCGAAGTGCGCCGAGTTCTGCGCGATGACGGAACGGCGTGGGTGAACATGGGTGATAGCTATGCCGGAAGTTGGGGAGCGCACGGCCGCGATGATATGGGAGTAGGGGTTTCAACGATCAGCCAGCGCCAAGTCATGGCCGGTCAGCGGAAGGCCAAGGCGACAACGCACGCAGAATATAAGCCGAAAGACCTGATGGGCATGCCTTGGCGTCTCGCCTTCGCGCTGCAGGACGATGGCTGGTATCTGCGTCAGGACATCATCTGGCACAAGCCGAATCCAATGCCCGAATCGACACGTGACCGCTGTACGAAGGCTCACGAATACCTGTTCCTGCTCAGCAAGTCGCGCCGATATTACTGCGACATGGCCGCAATCAGAGAGCCTGCTGCTGAATCCAGCTTGACCAGGTGGGGGCAAAATGTGGAGTCGCAGGCCGGCAGCATGCGCTCGCCCGGCAAAACTAATGGGCCGATGAAGGCAGTCGGCGGCGAACGCAGCAGACGCGACAGCTTTCAGCGTGAAGACTCCAAGCGCGAGCAGCCCATCCCCGGCCAATCAAAGGGTACGCATCGGCCGGACCGACTGGAAAGCAACCATGACTTGCTGACGCGTAATAAGCGAAGCGTGTGGACAGTACCGACGCACAGCTTCAAGGGTGCCCACTTCGCGACCTTCCCACCTGACCTGATCCGTCCATGCATTCTGGCCGGCGCGCCCCGCGGCGGGCTGGTCCTGGACCCATTCGGCGGTGCCGGCACCACGTCGCTGGTATCCATGCAGGAAGGCCGGCGCTCAGTCATCTGCGAACTGAATCCCGAATACGCCACGCTTGCTCGAGCACGAATCGACGCCGCCTGGTTGGACGGCGCTGCGCAGATGGATGTTTTTCACGACTCTGCGCCGATGTCAGCGACAGCGTCGCTTTAATGTATCTAAGGGAAATTTAACGGCAGGTTGCAAATTAGCTTATCTATGTATGGACCTCAGTCCGTCAAGAGCTTTCTTGATCCTCTCGACATCACCCCGGAGATAGTCAATCTGAACCGTAGGTGATGGCTCTACCGAATCTACGCACTGATGAATCAGTCCTTTTATGTCGACGAGTGCGTTGGCAACTTCGTAAAGATGGACCTGCATCTCACTGTCAACTCCAGGTCCCGAAGAGGCACTGGTTATACGTGCTTCGGCTGCATCTACAACCGCGATGTATCTAGGCATCTCTCGACGCGGCAGATGGTTGCAACTGAAAAATTCAAAATTATTTTCAGCGATCTTTTTTGCATGTGCAGCAGCAGAGGTCGCACGAATAAGTGCTTCTCGACTGGTAGCTTTTTCGATTCTAGCTCTATGCCGGTTCTCGCTACCGGATATCCAAATCGCTACCGCAATGGCGGCAACTGAGCCTACAGCTTGAACCCATGAGGCCAAGCCGGGGTGCTGCTCTATCCAGTACGAAACGCTTTCCCAGCTCATAACCAACTCCTTTTTGACCCCGGAATTATACCGGCAAGGATCCCCAATGTCCGCTCATCAGAAAAAACACCCGCTCGACTTCAAAACCCAGTACGGCCTTGGCTTCGACCCGATAGACGATGAGATCGTGGTGGACTTCTTCTGTGGTGGTGGCGGCGCCGGTACCGGGCTAGAGATGGGCCTGGGCCGCGCGGTAACGGTGGCCAAGAACCACAACCCGGCCGCGATCAGCATGCACACCGCCAATCACCCAGCCGCCCGGCACTACACGACCGACGTGTTCGAGGGTGATCCGGACGAGGAATGCGGCGGGCGCGCCGTGGGCTGGTTCCACATGAGCCCCGACTGCACGCACCACAGCCAGGCGGCCGGTGGCCAGCCGCGCAAGCGCGAGATCCGCAACCTGTCGTGGATCGGCCTGAAGTGGGGCGGCAAGAAGCGGCCTCGGGTCATCAGCCTGGAAAACGTGAAGCAGATCCTGCAGTGGGGCCCGCTGATCGCCAAGCGCGACAAGGCGACCGGGCGGGCGATGAAGCTGGGCGGCCAGGTCGCCGCCCCGGGCGAGGTTGTGCCGGTGCACCAGCAGTTCCTCGTGCCCGACCCGAAACGCCGCGGCACTACCTGGCGTCGGTTCGTGGCCCTGCTGGAAGGCATGGGCTATGCCGTCGAGTGGCGGGTGATCAAAGCCTGTGACTTCGGCGCGCCGACCAGCCGTGAGCGCCTGTTTATGATCGCCCGGTGCGACGGGCAGCCCATCGTGTGGCCCGAAGCAACCCACGCCCGCCAGCCAGCCAAGGGCCAGCAGAAGTGGCGCACCGCCGCTGACTGCATCGATTGGTCGGTACCGAGCAAAAGCATCTTCGGCCGCAAGAAGGACCTGGCCCCGGCTACCCTTCGCCGCGTTGCCAAGGGGTTGAAGAAGTTCGTCATCGACAGCGCTAGCCCATTCATCGTGCCGATCGCGAATTGGTCCGGCGAACTGGCCCAGTCAGCCAATGAGCCGCTGCGCACCGTGACCGCCTGGCCGCGAGGCGGGTCGTTCGCCATGGCCAGCCCCATCATCGCCCCGGCCACCCACCAGGGCAGCGACCGCGTAAACGATCCGGGCTCACCTCTGCCGACCGTTACCTGCGCCAACCGTGGCGAACTGACCCTGATCAGCCCCGTAATGGTCGGTGTCGGCGGGCGCGCTGGGCAGACGGAGCCGCGCCCAGGTAATCAGCCGGCCTACACCATCACCGCCAAGGCCGACACGGCGATCGCAGCGGCGCACCTGGTGAAGTTCCGGTTCGACGATGCGGGCAAAGCGCTCGACGAACCCTTGCCGACCATCACCAGCGGTGGCAACTACCAGCGCCCGGCCGGCGCCGCTCACGCTATGGGCGTATCCACGGTGTTCATGGCTCAAATGAATGGCGGCTTCAACACCACCGATGCCAAGTCGATGGAAGAACCCATGACGACGGTCACCAACACTGGCAGTCAGCAGCAACTGGTCACCGCGAACCTTGTGCACTTCCGAGGCAACTGTGACGCACGGGGTGCCGAGGAACCACTGCATACCGTCAGCGCCGGCGGCACCCACCACGGACTGATGACGGCATTCATGGAGCGCCAGTTCGGCGCCAGCGTTGGCCAGGCCATTGATGAACCTGCACCCACCATCACGGCGGGCGGTGGGGGCAAAAGCTCGCTGGTTGAGCTGAAGCTCTCGCCGGAGCATGAGGAAGGCGCCCTGCGCGTCGCCGCGTTCCTGATCAGCTATTACGGCACCGAGAACATGAGCGGCTGCGACAAGCCGGCGCCGACCATAACCACCAAGGACCGCCTTGGCCTGGTGACCGTGATAGTTAAAGGCACCCCGTACGTGATTGTCGACATCTGCCTGCGGATGCTGCAGCCGCACGAGCTGTATCGCGCCCAGGGCTTCCCCGGCGACTACATCATCGACAAGGGGGCCGATGGCCGGAAGTTCACGAAGACCGAGCAGGTGCACATGTGCGGCAACAGTGTCAGCCCGCCGCCCATGGCCGCGCTGGCCCGGGCAAACGATCCATGGCGTAAGAGCGCAACTAGAGCGGAGGCAGCATGATCGACACGGATTCCCGCATCGTCGCCCAATTCAGCTGCGGCGCGGCGTCGGCAGTAGCCACGAAACTGGCCTTGGCAGATTACAGCGCCACCCATGACGTGCAAATCCTAAACGCCTTCCTGGCGAACGAACACGAAGATAACCGGCGGTTCCTAGTTGACTGCGAGGCCTGGTTCGGTCGGCCGGTAACCGTGCTGCGCGACGAAAAATACGGCGCCGACATCATCGAGGTGTTCCGGCGCGAGCGCTTCATGAAGAGCCAATACGGCGCGCCGTGCACGAAGCTGCTGAAACGGCGCCTGCTTGATACCTGGAAGCACCCCGGCGACGTGATGGTGTTCGGCTACACCGCCGAAGAGGTAGACCGCCTTGATGATTTCCGCGAGCGCAACCCCGACCGCCCAGTGATCGCCCCTCTGATTGAACGGGGGCTCGGTAAGGAAGACTGCAAGGCCATGATCCAGCGTGCCGGTATCGAACTGCCGCTGATGTACCGGATGGGCTACGACAACGCCAACTGCATCGGGTGCGTGAAAGGTGGCGAGGGTTACTACCGCGCGATCAGGGAGGACTTCCCCGAGCAATTCGAGGAACTGTGCAAGGTGCAGGACGAGCTCGGGCCGGGCAGCTACCTGCACCGCAACCGGACGACCAATGTCCGCTTCTCCCTGAGGGACTTGGGCGAAGGCCCGGTGCGCCGCAACGAAAAACTTCCGGCCTGCTCGTTTTTCTGCGAGATGGCCGAGGCCGACATTATTGCGAGGCAAGCATGACCTACCACCAAAATATGCAGAAGCACATCGACACGCGCCAACCCATGGCGCCCTTGAAAGACCTGACGCCAATGCAGCTGCTGGAGATGTCGCGAAGTCCTCTGCCAGTGTTCGTCAGCGGGGTTCGTACTGATGGGCCGGTCGGCGCCTGGGAGCGGCTGGAGTTGGTGAAGGGGGTGAGATCGTGAGCAAGTACAACGAATTGAAGCGCCTTGCCGAGGCCGCAACGCCGCAGAATTTCGACAGCGCAGAGGAAAAGTCAGAAAACGGCTACATCGAATGCCCCCATTGCGGAGGTCAGGGCGAAGTTGAGCGTCAGGTAGATTATTGCAACTACGACAACGTAGCTATCGGTGTTCAATTTTACGGCATCGGGAATGAGTTTGGCGCGGCGGAAGATTACTACCGCGCTGCCAACCCTGCCGCGGTGGTGGCGCTGATTGCCGACTTCAACGCCGAGCACGCCCTGCGCCTTGCTGCTGAGCGGCAAGTGGGGGAGTTGCGGGAGCAGTTGGCGGAGCATGTGAAGTTTCTTCTGCACATCAAGAAATGCTTGGTACGCAACGGCGAATACAGCCCACTAAGCCACGAAGAGCTAGACACGCTCGCAGGCATAAACCCGTGCCTCAACACCACCAGCACAGAGGGCAAGGATCATGGGTGAGCACAGCCTGAAAATCATGCGACGGCCGTTTCTCGACCTGCAGTCCGGCGCGAAGACCGGCGAGGTGCGCAGTTGTGCGGACCGCGACTTCCAAGTGGGTGAGACCGTGGTGCTGAACCTTATCGACGAGACCGGCAACCCAACGGGGCAGTCACTGCGCCGCAGCATCACCCACATTCAGCGCGGCTATGGCCTGCCAGACGATATCTGCGTGCTCAGCTATGCCCAGCCCTCAAATGGCGCCCTTACCAATGAGGGGGCTGAGCCGGTGGCGCAGTTTGCCGAACTTACCTGCCACACCAGTGCATGTGTCCATGGCTATACCCCCGGCATGAATCTGGTCGAGCTGCTGGTTATGCCCGGTCCGCTGCCCCAATGGCTGGAGCTGGGCGAAAGCGTAACGATCATGGCCAACGAGCGCGCGCCAGAAGGCTGGAGCCACCTCGGACAAGCGCAGCACGACGCCGCCAAGTGGGAATCGCTCTACCGCAACGAGCACGCCAACTGTACGCGCTTGCTGGACACCATCACCGGGATACGAGCCACTACGTCGCAGCCGACGGCAATATGCACCTGCCCATCTGGCGACGGATCACTGCGGTGGCCGTGCCCGGTGCATCCGCCTGAGGTGAAGGCGTTGGTGCTGCCGGAGCGCAAGCGTGCGGACCCTCATAACGATGTGCAGGCTGTAGATGAATACTACGAGGAGTTTGGCTGGAACGCCTGCCTCGACCGAGTCAAGGAGCTGAATTCATGAGCGGAATCAAACGCAGCCGAAAAACTGAGTTGCGCAACTTGGTACGCGAATATTTCGCCCAGGTAGTTGCCCAAGAGGAGCTAATAAACCCGCGCTTCGACGACCTCACAGAGGAAGAGGCAGAATTCTGCGGCGCTGAACGGGACGCTATATCTGAGCGACTTTTTGCCGGGCAGACCGGTACCCGGCCATGACCCTACTCCCCTACCTCGGCGCCTGGTTCGCCGCCTCATGCATCGCCGGCTCGCTCATGGGCCACGCCATTCGAAAATCTGCAGTCGTCGCCCGATAACTCCAGATCAACACCCCCTTCTAATTTGTATGCCGCTTTGGCGGTGAGGTGAAGTCATGTCCAAAGAACGCCCCATCCTGTTCTCGGCGCCGATGGTGCGCGCCATCCTAGAAGGCCGGAAGACGGTCACGCGGCGCGAGGTGAAGAAACAGGCAGCGCTGGATTGTCTGGCTGCTGGTTTCGAGCCTGCGTTTTTGGCGCTGCCTGGCAACTCTGACCTTTGCCCCTACGGCCAGCCTGGCGACCGGCTGTGGGTGCGCGAGTCGCTGCGCTACGACTGCGAATACGGTCACTACTTCGCCGCCGGCGGTCCCCATGGCGAAGAGGTCTACCTTTGCTCGCTGTTCGACGATGACGAAGCGCAGACCGGCTACAGCTACGATGGCCTGCTGCCAGAAAGGTCGGTGCCAAGCATTCACCTGCACCGCCGGTACAGTCGAATCCTGCTGGAGATTACCGACGTGCGCGTCGAGCGACTGCTAGCGGGTGAAGGCGAGACGGCCTTCGAAAGTCGATACGTCGCCGAAGGTATCTATCGCATCCATCACGGTGACGGCGACTACTACTTCCACCCGTTCAAGAGCGAACCGGGACCAGGCAACTGGTGTGATCCGTTCGACGCCTGGCGCGAGCTATGGGTGTCTATCAATGGCGCCGACTCCTGGAACTCGAACCCCTGGGTATGGGTGGTCGAGTTCAAGCGGGTGACCCCATGACCAGGCGCAAAACGCATTACAACCCACCAGGCAGCGGAAGCCCCTACGACGATGGCGACGAATACGTGTTCTGCGGCACGGCGCTTATGGAAGGCGAATTCACAACCATCCAGAGCAAGGTCACTTGCAAGCGGTGCGTGAATGCCCTCGCGGCGCAGGCGGCTCGGTGGGCAAAGGAAGCCGAGCCCCGGAAGGCCGACCTCTATGACGAGGTCTGGGCCTTGGCTCGAAGCCTGGGATGGATGAACGCCACAGACGCCATCATGCACGCCGGGGCCGCCGGCGACTATTACAAGCAACTGGCCGCGCTGCGCGGGCGGGAGGCGACATGAGGATTCTACCCCTCAAGGGTTGGCTGCGGCGTCGATTGGAGGCTGCCGCGATCCGTTTGGCCGCGCGCATCCTCGACGGTCGCAACGTAGCGCGGTGCGCGGTGGTCTCCCGCCGCGACAACAACGACATGTATTACATGGCCGAGCGCCTCGACAGCATCGCCGATCGGATCACGCGCCAGTACCCGTAACGCATCAAATCCAATGCATCCAGCGCCAATCCGCCGGATATGCATCGCATACGAGTCATAACCCGGCCGTATGCCCCATATACGAATCCCCCATATTTGAATGCCTGCCGGTTAGCGGCGGGCGGAGCTATGCACATGCCCGAAATTAAGTGCGACTACGGCCACACCCAAAGCATCGGCACAGACGAATGGCTGAAGCAGCTGACGCTCGACCAACTTCGTTACGCCCGCTACCAGGCCGACGCAATAATAAAAAAGGCTGAAGAGCAGCCGCGGCGGACGGTCTGGCAGGTCGTCATTGATGACTGCATCGTCGAAGCCTTCTATCGCGAGGAAGACCACCAAAAAGCCTCGGACCACCTATTGCGCATCTACAGCGAGAAGTTCGCAGAAGAGGCCGTGCGCTTCAAAGAGTCTCCTTGCTCCGCCTACGTGTTCAACAAGCAGCTGCCGAAGATCGTCATCGAGCGCGTGACGCAGCTCGAATACGACACCGAGTACTTCCCCGCCAAGTAACCCCCTCTGCCGCCACTGGGCGGCCATGGAGCACCACATGAATACGCAGTTCCTCCTGATGGCCCAGTACAACGGCCAGGCCATCATCCCGCTCGAGCGCGTGTGCGCCGACTACTTCAGCCACCTGACGCCGGACAAGATGAAGCTCAAGGTAGCCGCCGGCGAGATCGACCTTCCCCTGGTGCGCATGGAGAGCAGCCAGAAGTCGGCACGCGGCGTGCACCTGAACGACCTCGCCGCCTACCTCGATGCCCAGCACAAGAAAGCCCGCACCGAGCACGACAAGCTGATGAGTCGCGGCCTACGACGGGTTTCGTAATTTCCGCTTCTGGGCCTCGATCACGGGGCCCGATATTACCCATTCCAGCAAAGGCCATCCTTTATAGGGATCGCCATTCCCCCGCAGGTGCGTATAGCGCCGCATCGAGTTCCAATCCCGGTGGCCGGATACAGAGGCGACTTTCGGGATATCCCACCCCATTTCAAACAACCGGCTGATGCCGTCATGGCGCAGGTCGTGGAAGTGCAGATCCTCAATCTCCAAGAAGCTGGTCGCGCGCGTGAACGATGCCGACACTGACTTGGCGTTGTACGGAAAAACGAATTCGCTGACCTTGGGCATCGACATCATGATGCGCCAGGCCTCGTCGGGAACGTGGCACCAAACGTCGTTACCGTATTTCTGTCCGGGATTCTTCATGTCCGTGATCAGCACCGTCTGCTGCTGCTCGTTCATGGCATCCCAGCGGATGCGCGTGATCTCCTCTTGGCGCCGCGTCGAGAACAGCGCGAAGGTGACGACACGCACCATGTCGATCTCTTGCTGACGGCGATCGCGCATTTCGGCAAAGTACTCGAGGATGGTCTTCATCTCATCCAGCGAAGGCCGGCGGTTGCGTTCGCGCCCCTTGGCCACGGCGCCCATCTTGCGTAGCACTCGGCGGGCATCCGGCATGGCCAGCGGATTGATATCGTAGCCCCAGGCCGGTCGCGCCACGCCCAACACGGCGCCCAGGTGCGCCAAGTCATTGCCCACGGTCGCAGCCTGAATGCCGTCCGTTTCCATTCGGTACAGCCCGTACTTGACGAGCAACTGGCTGTCGATGTCCTTGTCCTCGACCTTGCCCAGCCACGTCAAGCCGATGGCCAGCAATGTGGCGCGCTTCGTCTTGCCCAAGGGCCGGATTTTCTCGTATTCATCAAGGTAGCGGTCGATCATTTCCTTGATCGTCACTCCGTCGCGGTTCGCTTTGGCGATCGCGCCCGGCTGGGCGAGTTCGGTCTCGCGCTTCTTCAGCCAGGCCTGAGCCGTCGTCTTGCGATCGAACGTCTGGCTTTCCTGATAAACTGTCTTGCCCTTTTGCATGACGCGGATCTGTGCGGTATACGCTGCAGATCCATCCTTGCGCTTGCGAACGGTGATAGAGCCCATGGATTTTGCTACATGAATGTTCGGGCTTGCTACATTGTAGCAACGAGCATCCAGAAACAAGCAAAAACAGTG